GAGTTATTACAGGAGCTTGTATGCGATCTCCAATAGTATGGTTTGGCGGGAAAGGTAATATAACTGCAAAACTACTAATGTGTTTGCTGAAAAGATTATGCAATCTTTAGATAAGAGAATAAAGGGTATATCAAATGAGTGAAAGAATAGTGAATGGTAATGTGTCAAGGGTTATTTCCAATTGCATTCACTGTGCCCACAGCAAAGAAATAAAAACCGAAACTATTTGATGAGTGGGGAATTAACAAAAGGAGAAATAAGAATGGAAAAACCAACGATTGAACAGGTTGCATGGGTTTTTAGGAATATTGTCGAGAATGGGAAAGAGGATGGTTCGTTCAGGCATCTTATTTATGACCATATGGGTTTCGGCCCAGAGGCATATAAGCCATTGTATCTTGCTGGTGGCATGGAAATTACGAATGAATTAGGCCGAAAGGAAAGAGCAGTGTGAAGAATTATGTTAATAATAATTCTTATTTTTAGTGTTGGATTTATTTTTGGAGTTGTTCTGTTTAGCATGCATTGAGAATGCAGATGCAAAGGTGGAAAATTTATGAGTATGTTTGTACCAGGTGATGCAGTTGTGTGTATTGATGCGGCTGATATCCCTTCTCCTCCATGGACGCCAATTCAGGCTGGGCATGCCTATGTAATTCGCGCTGTAGATCCCATACCTGCTCAGGATGGTAACTACGACAAGAATATTCACAAACATGCGCGGTTCCAAGTACGACTGTGGGGAGTCTCGAATCCTATTCATCCAGTCTTTGGTATCGAAATGGGATATGCAGAAACAAGGTTCGAGCGTATTGAGCCAGAAAGCGAGGCGGTAGCAACAAAAGAAACAATGCTGGAAGGAGCAAGGGCATGAAGAAGGTCATGGTCGAGATGGTCGATGGAAGTAGTGCGAAGCAAAAATTGATTTGAAAGAGGTCTTCGTTAATGAGTTTATCTATACAAATTGGGAAAGGTTTTTCGGTAATTGATAAGAAAACAGGCAGGGCGCCAGATATGCGAAATATTGCGCAACATGAAGACTGGGCCTATGGACTATGCTATACCAACCTGCTGGGTTTCGCACTTACCGAAGATGGCGAGCTTATCTTTATGGATTCCTGCGGGAATTATTGCTATTGTCCAAGCGATCGATTCGAGATAAAAGAGCAGAATGAATTTGAAATTACTCCAGAACTAAGAGTCACAATAGCAGAAGCTGTCCGCAGGGCGGTTGCCGAATATGAGAAAAATGCAAAAGAGAAAGCAGAAGGAGATAAAGAAGGAGTATGAATTTCAGTTTGTACTCTTTATTTCTTGCTAATAATAGATTATAATACATATTGCAAAGTCTATCCGAACGTTCGGATGACAATAAAGGAGAGGCTATCGGGTAAATGGATATTCGATAAGGTGAGTAATGTACCGAGCTGAATACCTGCAAGATAATCCATACCTTGGGTGGGCGTTAAAGAAACTTTACACCGCCCGAGACAGCCTTATGCTTTATACCGACTTAAGAGATCCCGAAATAAGACAAAAATTCCAAGCCCTCAATCGAGCGATAGTTGCCGCAGAGACTACACAAAAAAGCAAGAATAGAATAAAGGTATCGCAAAAAGAAGAGAGAACCTGCGACGGCATAACGTTTGCCTCAAAGGCGGAGATGAATCGATATAAAGAGCTGAAAATGCTTGAAATGGCGGGGAAGATTCGTGAACTTCAGTGCCAGCCTTCTTTTGTTATTCAGGAAGTATTCATACACAAAACGTTCGGGAAGATTCAAAAAATATCCTATAAAGCAGATTTTAGCTACTTTGATGTTGAACTAGGACATACTGTCGTTGAGGATGTAAAAGGATATAAGACAGAGATATATAGGCTCAAAAAGAAGCTCTTTCTTGCGAAGTACCCCGAGGTAGACTTCCGAGAAGTCGGAGTAGGACGACAGCGCAAGCAGAGAAACCAGCTCATAGGCGGAGGTACAAGTCATGGAGGGTCGTGACTCGAGCATAACCGCGAAGTGTCCTCATTGTGGCGCTCCGATTCTATGGATTGCGACAGCCAAAGGTCCAATGATGGTTGAGCGCGAGGAGGTGGATATCGTCACGGTAAGCGGCAGGAAAGTGTACGGGCATAGGCCTCATATATGCCCGGGGAGTCCAAATGGCGGAATCGGCACGACAGGAAATCCACAGCTATCTTGACGATCTCTGTAGGCAGCACGTCTATGGGAGCGTCACATTCTTTTTCAAAGATGGAGAAATTACGCTCGTAAAAGACCAATTGGAGTATAATACGCGCGAAATTGTCGAGTCTTATAGCGGGATAAAGCCTCGCCGAGTGCTTGTGATTCCTAAAAAAAGGATAGCTACTAACGAAGAGTCTCATATAAATGAGGGAGAAAAAGAAGTCGAAGGTGCATAATGCCGAATAGGAGAAGTGTATATGAGAGTTTTATTGAGATTAATAGGAATGCATGAAATATGCAGAAAAATAGATATGTGAAGAGAGTAAACTGTGTTGTCGTCACTTTTAGTCGAAAATCGCACGCGCGAGGGCCGTAAAAATAATGCCAGAGACGCTTATGTTGGATAGAAAGAAAGTGACGACAGAGATAAAAAAGATCATCATCGAAAAAGCCATTGAAGGAAAGACTTCTGGGCAGATTGCGCAATATATCAAAGATACTTGTGGAGTAGAATTAAGCCAAAGTATAGTGCGCAACTATCGCGTCAAATATAAAGACAAAATCGTGCCAAAGCGTGAAGAGATTCTTAATAGTGCATATGCGACAGAGCCTTTAGCGAGGCCTGAGTACCGATTGAGGCTTTATCAGGAAAATATCGAGCGCGAGAGGGAACGAAGGAGTAAAGACGGGAAGTATGTCGGCGATGGCAAGGTGATCAATGACGCCCTTCGGTATGCTGCGGAGGACCTTAAGAATCTTGAGATGATTCAGCTCAAGCAAAAGGAAATAGACCTTAGAAAGAGTCTTGCCGATAGCGTCGAGAATATCGACGAACTGCTCATGATGGTCGAAAAACGGATTGTAATTGGGAAAAGGAAAAGCGAGGCTAATAAAGAGATCACGGAAGATGTACAGTGGGCAATCGTAGAGGATGAGAAGCCTAAGGAGCAGGAAGATGGCGGGCAGAAGTAGCATAATAAAAACTGCAATATCGCCAGAGTTTGGTCGCCTGTTGGATCTACTAAAGACAGGTGGATGGAGTGGTGCTGACAAGGTGCTTATCTGCACAGGCATTATGAACTATGACGAGGGGGAGATATTCAAACTCGACTGGTGGCAGGAATGGTATCTGCGGCATACTTTTCGTTTCCTTATTGCGAATAAGTCTCGACGTGTGGGATGGTCATTTTTGACAGCACTTAATGGAGTGCTTAATGCGATTGATCCTGCGAAGTATAACTATACGAAGCAATTCGTTTCCTATTCGATGGAAGATGCAAAAGAGAAAATTGCGATAGCGAGAGCCTTTTTCTTGTCAATACCCGAAGGTATGGGGCAAAAACGGCTCGTGTCCGACTCGAAGACGGCACTTGAGTGGGAAGACAAAAACGGCAGGAGCCGCTCAAGGCTGATATCTTGGCCTTGTAAGGCGCCGCGAGGTAAGGGTGGCGACATATCGCTTGATGAATTTGCGTTCCATGCGAACGACTATAGTATCTACACTGCTGCTCTGCCGATCATTTCCCGAGGTGGCAACCTTGAAATAGGCTCTACGCCGTTTGGAAACAAGGGAAAATTCTACGAGATTATGACCGATAAGGGGCGTTTTCCTGACTTTAAGCGGATAGAGCTATACTGGTATATGTCGCCCTATCTTTGTACGAACGTCAAGGCTGCCATTCAAGACGCACATAATTTAGGCACGCGAGAACTGGTTGAGAAATATGCAACGGAGATTATCAGAGATATATTTGAAAACACGTCGCTCGAGGACTTCCAGCAGGAGTATGAGTGTTCATTCCGTGATGAGCTTGCCGCGTTTATTACGCTCGAGATGATTCAAAAATGCACACCGCTCGCGGGAGATGACGATAATCCCGAGACTTCGGACGAGATAGAGGAATTTAAGAGCGTTGACGATCTTATCCTTGGCTATCAGCAAGAAAAACATGGGTACCTTTATGCTGGCTACGATGTAGGCAGGACGAACGATGCAAGTGAACTTGTGGTGATAGGTTATCTGCCAGACAAGGACTTAAGGCAAGTGGTTGCGTCGATATCGTTCAAGAAAGTGAGTTTTAGAGAGCAAGAAGCGAACCTTATCAGGTTTATGAAGGAGCTGCCCATCTATCGTTTTGCAATAGATGCGACTGGCCTTGGCATGAACCTTGCTGAAAATCTTAAAAGCTATTTCCCCCGAAAAGTGGAAGCAGTGACGTTTACCAACCCTGTGAAGGAAGAGCTTGCAAACGATACCTGGCTTGTCTTTGATAAACAGAAGATCGTGTTGCCTCCAGATAGAGAGCTACAGCAGCAGATTCACTCAATTAAAAAGACAATTACTGCGGCGAAGAACGCACGCTTTGATTGCGATGCAAATCAAAACAATCACGCGGATAAGTTTTGGGCGCTTGCGTTAGCGATCCACGCGGTGGGTAATGGTGATGAAGGCAGTAGCGGGTTCTACTGGCAATACATGAAAGAAAAAGGCAAGAGCGAGAAAAAACCAGTGCAGCGAGCGAGAACCGCTTCATCCGTGCTTTCGGCAATGAGTAGGAGACGAGGCTTATGACGTACAATATATCAGACATGTTACAGCGTGCGCATGTTGTAAAACCCTCAAAGGATGGTGAGCCGCTTAAATCGACGTTCGTAAACCCGATGACGCGGTATATGTACCGTAGCTCGAGAGCGGTTCTCGAAGCAAATAAGGGCATCTCTTATCGCATTCTTAGAACCGTTGCGGAGCGGGCGTGGATTATTAACGCGATCATTGCGCACTATATCCGCAATATCCGCCCCTATCTCAAGCCATCAACCGACAGAAACATTCGAGGCTATCACGTCACGTTCAAGGACCCCGATCATGAGATGACGGCGAATGAAAAAAAGCTCGCCAAGGTGTATGAGCAGTTCTTTGCGAAGACTGGTTTTGGAGCCGACCCTGATAGAGAAGATGATCTAGGACAGTATTGCAGTAAGATTGTTCGCGATGCACTTACGCTCGACCAGGTAGCAACGGAGATCCAGAGAACGGCCGTCAAAAAGGTGTATGCATTCTGGGCGGTGGATGGTGCAACGATTGTGAGAACCGCGGAGGAAGGCTATAACGGCAATGATGAAATAAAGTTCATCCAGGAAGTCGATATGGCCACCACGGCGCTCTATACACGCAACGACCTTATCTTTGAGTTTATGAATCCAAGAACCGACATCGACCACGCAGGTTATGGCTACTCGATGGTTGAGCAAGCAGTAGACTTGGTTACAGGCCTTATCAATTCATATATGTACAATATGGGATTCTTTACGGAGGACAAGTTGCCGAGGGGAATGTTACTCCTCCAGGGTGATGCCGATACCGAAGAGGTGGAGATGATAGAAGACTATTTGATCGACATCATGTCTGGCGGTCCTGTGGCAAAATGGCACATACCAATCATCCCCGCTGGTAGGAACCCGACCTCTGAAAGCAATGAGAGTAGAAAATTCGAGTGGGTCTCTTTACAAGGCTCCAACAAGGACATGGAGTTTTCACAATGGACAGAATTCCTATGGTCGAGCATTACCGCTATATTCGGTGTAGACCTTGAAGAGATGGGCATACGGACCTCGAAGTCTACAGCGATCATCGGACAGAATACTGCACCAAGGCTCGAAGCCTCGAGGTCGCGGGGCCTCGGATTTATGCTCGGCTTTTTACAAGGACACTTGCAGAAAATCCTCGACCAGGTGGATCCGCGATATCAGATTGAGTTTGTGGGATATGAAAAAGATGACCCAATGCAGAAGATGCAAATACGCGAGAGCGAGCTGCGAACGTCAAAAAGCATCGACGAGTTAAGGATCGAAGACGGTGAGAAACCGTTCGGCGAAACATGGTCGAAAATTCCGCTTAATCCATACGTCGTGCAGATGGTTCAAGGCCAGATGGGTATGCTGGGAATGTTGCAGCAGCAGGCGCCGAAGGACTACGGCGAGCAGGGATTTTCAGAGCCACAAGAAAGTGCAACTGAGCAGAGCCAGCAGGTAACTAAGTCACTAGGCGAGAGTCCAATTGAGATCGTCGTTTAATAAGTACACGTTTAGAGAATAGGATAGGTTGACCGATGGGCGAGATAAAATTGACGGTAACGGATATACGCGAAGATAACCGAAGGCAGAAGTATCTCAGTGCAGTCTCGGCGCTTGCGAAGGCTATGAAGGTGCCTATCCTTGTAAGGCCTAAGATAGGCGAAGACCATCAGGAAAAATACCCGTATCAAGCCTATAAAGAACTTGTGCAAAAGTGGGTTTACTTTTATGCAGGTGTTCTTGATCGTATCTATCGCACGCTTTGCCATGCACTTGACCTGCCAGTCGTCTCGACCTTTTCAAAGGCCACAGACACAGGCCCGCTCATCTATAAGGGCAAGGTGCTTTATTCGCCAGAGACAGGCAAGCCTATTACACAGAAGCAATGGCGTGAGCTTATTGATTCGATAGAAAAATTCCTGAATAGAAAAATGCAAGAGCCAGAGAAGAAAATCGTCCTCGAAGCGTCGAACTTAGGTAGACTGCTCGACAGAATGCTCAAATATAACACGTGGGAAGCAATCCAGAAGATGAAGCTCAATGAAATCAAGTATAAAAGGCATGCTTGGGATTGGCTTACTGCTGACGAGAAAAACGCTGCACGAACATTTGGGCTCGATGAGTATGATTTATCGAGACTGCATGTCGCAAAGGATAGTGCTGCACAATATGTGCGTGCTATGACCGACAAAAGCAAGAATGCGGTACGCCAGGTTATTGTCAATGGGATAAAGGAGCGAAAATCAAAAGGTGAGATAGCGCAGGATCTTTTCGATCAATTGGGGAGCCTTAATCGAGATTGGCAGAGGATTGTCGAAACAGAAGTAGGCGACAACCTCAATATGGGCTTTTTGCTTTCACAAAAGTCAAATGCAGAGCCAGGGGAAAAGGTTTATTTCCAGCGATACGAGGTCCTCGACGATGCAACATGCAAACATTGTCAAAAGATCAATATGCTCATTGCTCTATGGTCTGATGTGGCGCTTATGGACGAACACATTGATGATCCCTATGCGAAGGTTGCAATATGGGACGGAAAGACAAGAGTAGGAAGAAAGGCGAATGACGACTGGGTGGCAGCGGGGGTTCAGCATTGTTATTGTAGAGGCTCATGGGCTCGATGGTATCCGCCAGCAGAAAAGACTACCAGCATGTATGATGCCGCCATGGCAAAGCTTGCAGGCAAGCAGAGGGCTTGGGGGAAGGCAGTTGAGCAGGCGAGGGCTGAATTTGTAGCCCAAGGAATCGCAAATCCAGATGATAGTACGCCAGGCTATCTCGACAGGATAAATGAGATATATCGGGGCATCATTGGGGAGGCAGATTGATGTACTACGACGATGTATTCATCGACTATCTTGTCAAGGACACAAAGTTCGATGGAGATGCCGAGGGCTTTGCCGCGAGAGCAGCAAAAGCTATAGCACCAAAACTCATTGAGAGGCCCGAGCTTTATAAAACATTTGGTGTCTATTGGTGGGCGGTGAAAGATGCTTTGCAGAAATATGCGCCAGAGCCAGATGCATGGTATATGGCACATCACGACGATCCTGTGATGAAGCAACGAGCATGGCACGGCAGTGAATTTAGAACAATTCTTGCGGCTGTTTATTTCCACAAAAAGCATCCTGCCTGTCTATCTATGCATAGGTGGACTGATGCCTATGGCGTAGAGCATAGCTATATACTTCACGACCCAGATGCACCATTGGGGGATTATTAATGATGGAACAATTGAAACCGTCTATTATCCTTGATAAGGCTCTCGATACATCCAAGCTAACGCGTAAAGAGATTACTGTAACGCGTGGCGGGACAACCTTTAAGCAAACGAGGTGGGTGAGGCCAGAGCAGGTAATAAATAAGCCAAAGGAGAATAGCCAGGACGACGAAATTGGTACTGCTAAATGGCTTCTTGATAAGGATCGTGATGATAACTATAAGCCAATAGATAAAACAAAGCTCGTGCAACCGACAGGCGATATTGAGGACCTTTATAAGCGGGCTCAGGCTGTAAGGCCAGTCTTTAGAGAGTGGATGGAACAGGTAAAAAACGAGCTCGGTGCTGCCGAACTATTATCAAGACCAGCGCTGAAAAGTAAAGAGCGTGTCAAGGAGAAGATAGCGGCTGACGGCGAGAAAGATGCAAGCCATATCTACGACATAGACGGACATACTTTAGTCTTTGATGATTTAGATGGTGTAGCTCGAGCGCTTAAATATTTCTTAGCTCATAAAGCAACCATTCGGGTTAAGAACAATTTTGCGCATCCTACTGCGCTTGGTTATCGTGATATCAATATAAATGTAAAATTGCCAAATGGCATGATCTCAGAGGTTCAGCTCAATACGAAAGCAATGCTGGAGGCAAAAGAGAAAACTGCACACATTTTCTACGAGGTCTCGAGGGAAGCAGAGACACAGTGCCCACCGCCACCACCGCCAGCGCCATACAGCGATGTGGTAGAAGCGCAGAGAGCTATCTACCGATATGCATGGGATTTTAGTAGAAGTCAAAGAGACTTTGATGAGACAAGTTTTAATGCCTCTGTTTTTGAAATTGCTCGCCCGTTCTGGAGTAAGTCGATAAACATCATAGCGCAAGATGCGACATGGCTTTCTGAGAAAACTCGGAAGGCCTTCCAAGCTTTAGGATCGAAGGCAAATACCTTGTCATCGACATCGAAAAACTTTAGCCCATCTTTGTCTAAGTCTAGCTTCGGCATTATAGTGCCTCCATACGCTAAGCATAGCACAGATAAGGGCAGGTTCGCAATAGGAATTGATAATATTACAAAATCAATCAACAAAAATAAATTGATTCGTAAGCCAGTTATAGTTTTACGTGAAGGGAAAACCTACCAAGCAACCAGGTGGGTGAGACCGAATGAAGTGGCTTCACAAGATATAAAAGAATCGCAGGCGTTTGGAGATAGTGGAGATAGTGAGCATTATATGCTCCAAATGGTAAACGATAAGCCTATTGAATATGACGAGAAAACGATTAAAATAGTCTACGGGAGTAAGGATGCCTATGAAAGAGCTAATGCCCAGCTTTTGCTCAACAGCTTCGCTCCGAGAGGAGATGAAGACCTATACACTAAGGCTGGCGATGGACAGGTACGTGAACACGGAGAGGCTGAAAGCGGCGGGGGTGCTAGACGGAGAGCAGCCCCTGTATCTCCGCTACTCAGTGAAGCAAATAAGCCAGTGCATCCAGCATTTACGGAAAACAGAAAAGGACAGCGACGTGTTAGCTTCGTTGGACAAACTGTATCGGGACCTAAAGACATTGCAGAACTCTTCCAGGTCTATAGAAATCCACAAATAGAATCGTTCCACATTATATATCTTGACTCTAAAGGAAAGATTCTCGCCCATAACGCCATATCCAGTGGCACACCAGGCATGACGATAGCATTCCACAGATGGTCTGATAGCGGGGAAAGGTGGATTCTAAACAATAGGATCGACCGTCTCGGCGCTGACAATGTAATTATTTTGCACAACCATCCATCGGGGGACGTTACTCCATCATCCGAAGATATGGCAGTTACAGAGGCGTATTCAAAGATGTTAGGGGACAAGTTTGGCGGGCACGTGATTATTGATCATGACGAGGCTACCTTTATTGACTCACGTGCTCAAAGCGCAGTGAGTTTATCATATACGCCAAAAGAAGGTTCATACGATATAAATCTTAAATATCAAATCAAGGGGTATAGCGATGCTGCAAAGTACGCGATTGACGTAATGTCGGTATCTGGTCGAAAAGGCGCATTGATTCTTACTGATACATACTTACGTATAATCGAATGGAGGCCGTTCGAGTCTGCTAACCCTCGGGATATTTACCAAGCGGTTAATGAATCTGGAGGAGCAAGGGCGTTTATTGCTACTTCTGATGCCGACTTTTTTGATTCAGTGATAGAGGCTGATAATAAAGCCAAAAGCAATGGTGGAAAGTACCGTGTTCTCATGGATGTTGTTTTGGTAGATAAAGGGAAGTTTATAAATAATAGCCAGCGGGATATCAATGGCACAGATCACTATGCATACATTATCAATAAAAAAGCAAATAGAAAAGCAGTATCGACAAAAATAAGTAAATATCTTTTTGAGCCGCATACAGATAAATACGAAAAGGCGTTGGAGGGTAAAAATATGTATGATGAATTATTGAAGGCTCGCAACCCGAAGCTCGTCCAGAGGATTATCACGGTACATGGTCCAGAGGGCGTCTTCCAACGTCGAGCATGGGTGCTACCTAGCGAAGTACATACCATGGAACCTCATAAAACCATTGTGGTACCGTATGTTGCAGAGGGTGGTTCGGCTTATGAGCCTATTCCTGATGCAGTGAAAAATAAAGAACCAAGATTGATCACTGTTGAAATTGCCTCAAAGGGTAGGAAGTATCTCAAAGCTCATTATAAAGGCAAAACGTTTGACTTTAACGTTGCAATCAATGACGTCACAAAAGACTTCGAGCCAGGCAAGAGCTATACATTCCCTGCTATTGAGCAGAAAGAGGTAAACAAATACGGGACGAAGCTCACGTATTGGCCAGTGGATGTTGACGCAGAGAAGCGTGCAGAAATTGAGAAAAAGAATGAGATCGAGCATGAAAAAAACAAAGCAGCGCTTCAGCAGCGCATTGAGGCAGAAAATAAAAAGGAAATAGAGCGGTGGCTTGGTTATGTAGAGGATAAGGCTAATGATGGATATCTGTATCAGAATGGCGTAAGTAAGCTAAAAGAACTACATATTGAGAAATGGCCAGATCTTGATGAGCGACTTAAAGAGGCTATGACAAAAGCAGAACGGGTGGCTCTTAGAATGGATACAAAAAAGAACCTTGAGCATATTGAGGATAATTTAGGTAAGTATTGGTCTACAAAAGGCGAAAGCCGTGTGCTTGAGAATATAGCAAAACTGAAGAACCAATATGGCGTAGATACAGAGAAGTATGAAAGCAAGCTTAAAGAATTAAAAGAAGCTTACGAAAGGCAGAAAGAATATAGAGAAACGAGAGGCTACAAAGGGAAAGTATATCATATTGCTGGTGGATCAGGTTATGGATTTCATGAATTCTATCCAGACACCGTTATCCGCAACCCAGAATACGAGCTTCTTGGCTATACTCGCAATGGTGAGCCTAAATATTTATATGTCCTAAGCGCATCTAAGGAATATTATCCTTACGACGGCATGTCTTTTGGTGTTGGAGACGAGAAAGGATATGTCTATGAAGCTTTTACTAGAGAAGCAACGGAAGATGAATCGGAACAACTAAGAAAAGAAGACGAAAGAAGAGAGAGAATAGCAAAAGTAAAAGGCCGTGAGGAAGAAATAATTGACTTCATAAAGACAAAAGGAGAATTTCCGCATGGAGATAATAATCCAGAGGGCGAAAGACTACTGGACACGCAGGACATTTACGGCGGTGGTGATTGGTTTGTAGTAGGAAACGATTATATATGGTATGTCAGAAATAACGGTATGGATACCGACAATTGGGGCATTAACAATGTTCGGACTGGCGGCGCTGGTGCGATAGGGTGGCGTGTGCCATACTCCAAAGAGCTGGCTGATGAGCTACGACGACTTGATCAGATAATGAAGATGCCTGAACTGGAAAAAGTATCAATAAAAAAGGCAATAGTGAATATAGGATCTAAGCTTTTAGGGCGAAAAGAAAAAAGTAAGGCAAACGGCCTGATAGCAAGAATGAAGAAGCTTTATCCTGACGAGTTTGCTGTTGGCGCGAAGGTCGAGATGGAGCATACCAACGATCCTCATATTGCAGAGATCATCGCGGCGCAGCATTTATCTGAGAATGATAAGTATTATAAAAAGCTTTTGGCAGCTGATCTTGTCGACGAACCAGAAGCTATTGTGGAGGCAAAGAAAATGGGGTTAAGTAAATCGATTCGATTCGTGATTAGCAAGTCGTTACCTGAAGAAGGCGATGTTGAGTATACACACAAGACTCCGCCTAAGGGGTATCCGAAGACCAAAAAGAAATATGCGGATCCGAACAATTATAAGTATCCTCTCGACACCGAGAAGCACGTGCGGGCAGCAATTGCCTATTTCTCAAAACCAAAAAACTATTCCATATACTCTCCCGACGAGCGGCATGCGATGTGGAATAGGATATTAAGGGCAGCGAAAAAATTCGGTATCGAGGTATCGGATGAGAATAAATTCGAGAAGCAATAAGAGCTCTGAGCATTATTCGACTGTTCTTCCCGTGTTGCTAGTAAAGAGTAGAAAGTCGCCGCGCCTTGTGCCTAAGAAAGTATGGGTTGAGCGTGATGGATCCCGCTATCTTACAACTGTGTGGGTATTACCCGAAGAAGCTGAGAGCTCGGTTGTCCATACAGCGCAGCTCGACCTCTTTGCGGAGCAGGAAATCGCGGATTATGAGAATAAAAGACATATCGTTTCGCAATTGCCCACAGGTGCCACGATTAAGTATACACTCAATGGTGTCAAAAAGACTGGTGAAATAGCCAAGACAGAAGCAGATTCGGTCACGCTCGCTGATGGCAATAAGGTTGCTATCTCTAATATTGATGTAGTATTGCCAACAAAAAATCCTCAAGTAGTTCACCGCGCAATAGCCAGTGCGACGCCTGAAAACAGGGGTGCAGTGACGGCAGCCTTATTTGGATCAAAGCTACAAGAACCAGACATTCAGCCTGAATATGACTTTACACCAGAAATAACAAAAGAAGGCTTAGCAGAGGTGCTCGATTATAGGAAGGTGGTACCACTGAAAATATCTTTCGTTCCTGAGAAAGACATACTGAATAAGCCGAGGCCGTCATGGATTCCTGAAATATCGGATAAATATTTCTCGAGAATAGGCTACAGAATAGAAGCGATAAAGATAGGTGAAAATGACTATAGCATCCTTCTTGAATCGAACCAAGACTCAGCACGCTATGCAAGAGTGAACCTTGAAGTGCTTGCCGCGACACAAGACTACTACCTTAAACGAGCGAAGGCGAACAGGGCTATAGAGCATAAGCTAAGGCAAAAAAGACTACCGCCAATTCGAGTCTTGCCGAGAACAAGAATAACAATGCGAACGACCAATATGGCATACGTATTGCTTGGGAGAGATATGCATAAAGCTCTTAATGCTATCAACGCGGCGCTAGATGATATGCATCAAAAATCGGACGATATGAACATACAGCTGGAAGAATATATAAACAGCTATGTGAAAGGAGAAGAGACGTCTTATGGTGACAAGGGAGTAAACAAAGATTTACTCGATATGTATGGCGTGCTGGTGAAAAGGCAGAATGGAGACGCTATTACTAAGCAGGAGATATCAGAAATCAAAAAAGCTCTTGATGATGTTTTTGCAGTATATGGCGACCGCTCCGAAATGGCGCGTAAGTTTGGCTTAAAGATATCTCACTCTGGCTACATGTTAATGCACGCAAGAAAGTTGTGCGGAATTTATTTCCCAATCTATCATGCAATTGGTGTAACTATGATGAATGGCCCCCAAGGCTTTGGCTTCACTTTGGCGCATGAATGGGCTCACTTTATGGATAACTACCTTGGCTTAAAAGGGGGCAAGTATAGGTATGCGTCTGATGATTGGAACTCTTTGTCGGGTCAGATTGCAAAAAAGTTTAGGGAAAAAATGGCGGTCAGGCAAAACTCTGAGCATATAAATCAAACTAATGAATGCTTCGCAAGAGCATTTGAACAATACTTTGCCACAAAGCGTGGCGAATCTGATGATTTTCAAAAAAGCACTAATAAAAAAGGCGAGTATTGCAAGCAGGACGTCTTTGAAAAAGATATAGAAGGACTCATCGATAAATGGTTCAAAGATAACGATGCATTGCTAAAGTCAATGTTTAGTAAAAGGTGAGGGCGGATATGTTCTACCGAATTGAAAGTTATTCCTACGATAGGGCAGCACTGGAGACCTTACGCAAGACTGGTGTGCTCAATGTCGAGCCAGATGGATATGTTGAGCTATCCTTAAGCGAATATATAGCCATGCGAAAATCTCTGTCCATGGCTGAAAAGTATTTGCGCCTCCAAAAGGCTAAGATTTCAGTGCCAGTAGGAGCTCGCTGGATTACTGTACACCCTAACGGAAGGGGGAATGAAGGGCAGCCCGTACTCATTCAGGAATCAGGAAATGGGACCGCGCATGTTATTGCTGGAGCTGGTGGAAGGCTTAATGGGCTTAAGCTTAATAAAATAAAAAGCAAAGAAGAATATCGACAGATAATCGCCGAGCTAAAAGAAAAAGAAAAAACGCAGAAAATGAAGGAGAAGCTTGAAGAACAAGAGCAAATAGCTAGAATGTCGCCAGAAGAACGGCGAGAATATAAACAGCAAAAGAAGCTTGCGAAAGAGATTAAAAAAACACGCGAGCAAGAACTACAAGAGAAAGAACAGAAAGCGAAGCAGGAATTTGTGAGTTATGTCGCAAGTGAAATGGGATGGCAGATTATAGATTATGACAAAAAGTTTAGCGCAAAGCTAGCAGACCTGCAAAGGCAGTTAGCCAATGCCGAAGAATCTGGAGACAAGGCTGAGAAAGCGCGACTAAAAAAACAGATCGATCTCTTAGAGAAAGCAAAAAAAAGAGCCAAAAAATCACAAATGGCAAATCTGTTGGCAGTCACAAAAGACAGTGTGCGGTCCATAGAGCGAGAGCTAATCATCGACCCCGAACTGAGAGAGAAAGTCTTAGTAGAGGTTGAAAATACTGCACCTGCTATTGAAGAGGTCATAAAGAAAGAGAATGCTGGTAATTCGCTTGGCTTTGCGACGAAGTATAGGAATGAAGCTGAAGAAAAAGGATTAAGCGATGAAGATCTAGAGAAAAGAAAAAAAGAAGAGTTTACGAAGAGAATAAACGAGATTGCTGCCGACGATCCAAGAACCGCGAATATGATTATGAAAGGGATTATGACCAATGAGCAGATTGCCGCGGCGAAGAATCAAATTTACGAAGAGGATAATGCTCCCATAAAGCCTATCCAGGATGCTGATAAAAAGGTTGAGATGCTCAAAAAATATCTAGAAATGAAAAAAACTCTAAGATATATAAAGGGCAAGAAAGATGTGCAGGTTAACCTTGATGGTACTATCGAGGATGCTGAAGAATCGGCTGAGGATATTGAATACGGGAAGGGTGTCGAACTCTCTTATTCTGAGCTTCTTGATGCGGACATAGAAGACGAAGCGCAGGCCATGCTCACTGAACGACAGGCAGCGATACATTCATCTCTTCTTGAAACGATTAAAAAGAATCCTGGAGGAGCGGGCAAGTGGATTGCTAATGGAAACTATGCGGGCCTCAACTCAATTGCTCTTGCTGCGCTTGGAGTGGAAGGCCTTGATCGTGATGTCGTCGATGTGCTTGGAATAGGGGCAAGCGCAAAGCTACTCGCCATGGAAGCAAGACAAAGCATGTCAAGCGAAGACTACGACGATTTTGCGAATGCGATGGAGAAGTATCATCAAGGAGTTAATGAGACGATAGCTCGCGAAGCCGTAACGAAAGGCAATGAACTTTTAGCTCGAGCTGAATCGATACAGGCAGAAATTGATGCGAATCCTAACGATTTAGCTGCGGTCGCAGAGCTTAATGAACAGAGGCTTAAATATCTTGATGAGGCAAATAGGATTGTTGGTCAGGCGCTAGGAAGCCTCGAGGCGTCGGCTGCGATGGTAGTGGAACTCAAAAATAAAAATAATCCAGACTTAATCGAGGTTGCGCTTGGGAAGATATTAACTGAGGATGCAATTATCAGACTTCATGCCATTGGGCTTAGTGCGAGCGACTACGAGCTAAGCACTGTCGATGGCACAAAGTTTGCAAAGATAAGTAACTTACAAAAACTAATGCAATTCGCCGATCCTACAGACCTGAAGATAGAACGAGAAGTAGAGCAGATAAAGGCAGGACTCAAGGATGAGCCAGGCTGGATGCCTGCTGGTTTGGTAAGAAGAAGCACAGAAAGTTTTGAGGACCCTGGTCCTGATGCCGAATATGCGGCAACAAGCGTTGAAAATCAAAGCCTCGCCGATGATGCACAAGGTATTGAAAAGACCGAAGAGGCAGTGCATAGAACACTAGGAATGTTACCAGAAGGAAGGTTTGCATTTAAGGATGTCGAAGATCTTACTGCCGAAGAACAAACAGACTTACGCAGGTATTGGGAGAGGCATATTTATAAGGGTTCAATGGCTGAGCGAACTGCGATGCGTGATATGGTCACTGGCAAGGTAATATCGAGGCAAGCGGCATGGCAACAATTCCTGCGCGGTAAATGTGCAGACGATAAAACTGTTGCGTTTGAAGCGATTAAGAATGACCTTATAGAAAACCATTCGACAGAGGATATGTTTGGGATAGCAGATATTCCTCCACTTGCCAGGGTAGTGCAAGGGGATTGGAAAACCTATAGAGGCAATGTAGACGGCGCAGAGGCATTATTCCAGGAGATAGAAGAGCTACGCGATCCCGCCACAGTGATAAATAAGGAAGCCGCTGAACGTGAGGCACAGCGGCTCGAAGAGGAGTTGCCAGAACGCCTTACCGAGCTTTATGAATCACAGATGCGCGATCATTATCTCAAATGGATGTCGGGATATTCCGAGGAGCAGCTTGATGCTGGTGCTGAGCGCGAGGAACAGACTCCATGGGGAGAGTATGTACGCATGCATGGCGATACAAAGAGAGCGCAAGCTGCGGTCCTTGATATCATTAAGGGAGATTTTATAGATAAGTTCACGAAGCAGTACGCTCGGGTGACAAAGAAAAAACTGCAAACGAAGGTTGAAAAGATACATAATTGGCAGGACCATGTGCTAGGGATGCTCGATAAACAGATGAGAGATTCTGTTATCAACAAAGTACAGGCAGAACTCGCAAGCGCAGGAGCTAGTGTTGCGAATCGGTCGGCTCGTGGTCAATTTGCACTAGGTTCATGGAAGGAAAAGGCGCTTGAATATCTTGAGCAAAAAAAGCGTGAGGATGCCGCGCAGGCTGAACTATTCGGCGGAGAAGAATTAAAGCAGGATGATGGAACAGAGATATTGTCTATTGGGAAAAGAGCGGAGGCGCAGCTTGCATCGATAGTACCGCAGCTTGCGGTCAATCAACGGCGTGGACAAAAGTTCAACGTATCGACCATGGATACTAGAGGAGAGCGGCAGCGCGCAATAAAGATGTTCGAGACAGTAGGCCGAATGAATCTCACGTTTGGAACAGGAAAAGGCAAAACAATCCTCTCGATAGGAGCATTTACAGACTTACACGAACAAGGGAAAGCAAAGAGGGCAATATTCGCGGTCCCATCTGCTGTACAAGGTCAGTTTGGTAACGAAGTCAATGTGTTCTGTAAACCAGGTAAATACCATATAAAATCAGACCCATCGCTTAACCAAGAGGAGCGTATCCAGGCACTCAAAGATGGTCGACTTGATATGGTGGTATGCACGCATGAGAGCCTACGCAATGACCTTATACATGTTATGGCTCGTCACAACGGGGATATAAGCGATGAGGCGATGCAAAAAAGGTTTAATGGAATGAACCAAGAGGAACGACGAGACACACTAAGAGCTGCAATGCAAGCTGAAGGAATTGCTTTTGATATGCTGACCGTCGATGAATCGCACTATACTGTCAACAGGAAGGGGAAAGAGGACACAACGCTGTCCAACGTGCTCGATGCGCTCAATCAGAACGTCAAATACTTTATGAATCAATCAGCAACACCAGTAAAGAATGATGCATCAGAGGCATTCGATATGCTTCATAAAGTAGCGCCTGACAAATTCGATGATCGTGACTCTTTCTTAAAAAAGTATGGCGTTGATACAGAGTTTTCGAGACGGTCGTTGCAACGACTTATCAATCGGTATAATTATGCAAGCAGGACTGTTACGGGCACCGTTCGCCATGATACACGGCATAATATACAGCTCACGCCAGAGCAGCGGGCCGAATATGACAAAGTGACCACCATGTATCAGAGAGCATCAAAGGCACAGCGCGAAGGTCGTGTCGATGTTGAGGCCATGAAGTTCTTGTCGCCAAACACATTTAGGGGAGTCTCCGAAGAAAAACAACAGGAGTTAGCAGAAAGGTTGCAGGAATCGGTGGGTATTGTCAAAGAAGAAGCATACAATAGAGTAATAAACCAATTTGACTATGCTCATAATGCAAAGATCAAGGAGACTATGAGAATTGTCCAGTCGCAAGTTTATCAGGAAGATAATCCAAAAACAGCCTCAAAAAAAGGCGACAAGAAGCCTGGTGTTATTTTTACGCACAATATTGCGACGCTCCAGAACTTACAGCGAGGCCTAGAAGAACAGGGATTGCGTGTAGGGATTATTCAAGGTTCGATGAATGGAGCCGAAAAAGAAAAGGTAAAAGTAGGCTTCAATCCTCCAAATCCGTCTGACAGAATTTACGATGTGCTTGTCTGTTCAGACGCAGGTGCTACAGGGCTCAATTTACAGAACGCAGCCTATCTTGTTAATTTTGACCTACCGCAGACGTCATGGGTTAAGCAGCAACGTGAAGGGCGTATTGATAGGCCAGGGCAAGCACACCCCGAAATTGAATATCATGACCTGGTTTCTGATACTGAGCAAGAACACAAGCGTTGGCAAAGGATACAGCGCAAAAAGGCTCTAGGGGGTATTTTTGAAGAAGACCCTGGAGAGCTCGATGACACGGGGCTTGCAGCGACTATTGCAGAACTAAAGCATGATCGTTATATGCAAGGCCTTGAGCAGGAGAAAGCAGCATGAGTGAAAAAGAGTTATTGAATCTTATGGTAAGAATTGCACACAGAAAAGCCGAAGCTGAAGAAGCAAGGCAAAAGTTAGCACAGGCCGCTGATGCTATGTTTGATGAACACCAGGCGAATATTGAAAAGCTGCGGCTTTTGGCGGCGCGAGGAGACCAAAAGGCACAGGCGGCATATATGGCGTTGCTTCGCGGGAGGGGAACACTATCTGGAACGCATAGAGAGCAAAAGGTGGAGAAAACGTGAATTTGGGTATTGCGTTTTGATGTTGCGACCATTATAATATAACATGCATAGTTAGAGGAAAGGTGCCGAGTGGAGACAAGGGCCGATTCCCCCAAAAAGGGGAGTTGGCCCTTTTTGTTTTAGGCACAGGAGCTTATTTGAGAGACGACCGAGTTTACCTAGAGTTACAACTCTCCAAGGCCATCGAGACCGATGAGAATGGCAACTGGATCATCGAAGCCGAAGCGTCAAACGAGAACCTTGACTTCGATGGACAGGTTGTTTTACAGCGTGCACTCTTAGATTCAAAAGACTACTTTCTCAAAAATGGCGTAATTTCATACGACCACCGTCATCTGCACGCTGATGCTGATGACCCCAATTGGAGCCCTGAAAAATACATTATCGGCGAACCGATCGATGTGTATAAGAAGGGCAGTAAAACATATGTTAAGGCGAAACTCTATAAGTCTAATCCGCTTGCACAACAAATTGTATCAAAACTGAAAGACGGTTCAACTCGAATCAAGACGTCAGTAGGCGGAAGGCAGCCAGAAATAGTTACGGAATATGACTACAAGCTTGGTAGGCCTGTAGAAAAAGTGGCGAAAGTTCTCTGGGACGAGCTGGCAATTACTTTTAAGCCTGTTAATCAATCTCTTACACCTGTAACTCTCTCGCCCGCTGCTTTTGTAAAGTCATTACAGGCGGGTTTTGAGACTGATAGTGCAGCAAAAACTGGTGGCGGTGCCCTTATAACAGAAGATCTTGAGCAAGGGAAAAAGAAAAGAAAAGCGAGAGCGTGGGCTATTATTAGTGGGCTTGTGAATGGAGAGATAAGCAATGCCGAAGAGGCTGAGCGGTATCTTGTTAATCGCGGAGCTAGTGCTGAAGAAGCAAAAAAAATAATTCGGTCAATATTAGCTGACCGAGACAGATTTAGATCGGAGGTGCAAAAAATGGCAGATTCTGAACTGCTAAAAGCATTCGATGAGTCGATGGAGACTCTGGAAAAAGCATGCAAAAAGGTCGGCAAAAGCAAGGATAAAGATGAAGATTCCGATATAGTTGCCGAACAAGGGTATGCGGATGAACCGCCAAAAGAAGCGGTAAAAGCGGTTCCTCCTGAAGATGAGGAGGAAGATGAGGAAGAACTAGAGGGAGAAGAGGAAGATGGGGAGGAGGAAGAAGAAGAGGAAGAAGAGGAAGAAGAGAAGCCTCCTTTCAGCAAAAAGAAGCTGAAAAAATCTTTCTATGACGAAGTGCGAGAAGGAAATGAAGAGTATCTTGACATTTCCGCGTTCCTTAACAGCATGACGAAATCTCTTTCTAAGCGTTTTGATGCGATTGAAAAAGAGCTTCATTCAGTGAAACAAATGCAAAAAGCTCTCGGCGGAGGCGTTGTAAACACTGGAAAACTCTTGAAATCAATCGCTGACGTTCCACTTCCACGGCAGGCTATCCTCAATAAACAGCAGCGGACATTTTTAGGATCCGATGGAAAGTCGGAAACTCTAACACGCGCAGAGATTGTTGCAAAAGCACAGAAAGCCGTACAGGATGGAAAGATGTCTATCTATGATGCTGGTGTGCTTGAGGAACGTCTCAATAAAGGTCTACCAATCGACGACGCAAGTCTACGCTTGCTGAAATCGATATAATACGGAGGAAAAGCTCGATGAACTTTTTAGAACAAAGTCAAATTGGAGAATATGGCGTGGGGTCAGTTTCTGAAGACGCTCTTTTGAAAGCACTTCAGGCTGGTTCTGGCACTGATTCGGCAGCTATGACTGGTGGCCGTGCGCTCATCCCACAGGATATTGAGATGACCATGGTCAATGCATTGGCGCAGAAACCACAAGATTTCAAGGTGATGAACCTACTCAAGAAAGAGCCTGTAAAGTCTACTGTGCATGAGTATACTCGCCGCAATGATGCGGGCGGTTTCGAGAACGTATTCGTTGCGGAAGGCGCCGAATCTGCCGCGACCGATCAACAGATAGAGCGCGTCACCAAGACTGTGAAGTTTTTGCAGACCTACCGCGAAGTGACGCTCCAGATGCAGGTCGCGAAGACGATTGAGGACGCGATTACAAGCGAGAAAATCGCTGGCACGCTCGTGGTCCTCAAGGGCGCTGAATATTCAATGTTCCACGGTGATTCTGCCGCTGTCCCTGTGCAGTTTGATTCGTTGCAAAAGCAGATACTCGCCAACGCTTCACGGAAAAATATCGTGGACCTGCGTGGCAAAAAGATGACAGATACAGGGGGAGAGGACAGCATTACTGAAATTGCCCGTATGGTGCATGATAATGGTGGCAATCTTACTCATGCCTTTATGCCATCGATCATTGCACAGGACTTCCAGACGCTCGCTCGTGACCGTTTAAGGCTCAACCCTGCTGACAGGGCTGGTGCAATGGTCATCGAGGAGTATCCGACCCCGTTCAGTGATCCCATAAAGATTGCAGGAAAAGAGGCGGGACCAAATAAGATGTTCCGTGTAAAGGGACCTATCGTCGCGTCAGGGGATGCCACAAAACGGCCAAGCGCGCCAACGTTTGCTCTCGCGGCTCAGTCACTAACTTCTGGCGGATCTCCTGGGTTTGTTGCTGCCACTGCGGGGACATATTACTACACCGTCTTTGCGATCAATGAGTATGGAATTTCCACAGGTGCGGCTGCTGCTAGTGTTGCGGTCACCGCTGGGCAAGAAGTAAAGATTACTATTACTCCTGGAGGCACAAGGGGGACTGGTTATATTATTTGCAGAAGCAAGAAAGACGCTGGAGACGGTACGGATTGTCGAGAGATGGTTCGCGTTGCTGATTCTGGCAGCGCTACCACAGTAGTGCTCGATCAGAACGCTGATCTACCAGGTACTGGCGAGATAGTTTATCTTAGCCACGATATTGTGGAACCTGCTGTACAGTGGGATCAATTCCTGCCTCTTATGAAGTTCGATCTTTATCCTACGAAGAGTGCGGTTACTCCGTTCCTCATTGTTCTCTTCGGTGCTCTCGATGTTAAGGTGCCTTGGTATCATGGTGTCGTGAAAAACGTCGGATATTCAAGCCTTGGTTGGTATTAAAAACTGAGCCATGGCTGGGGAATACTTAGTCATGGCTTATATCCTTGGAGGATAATAATGAGTGAAACAAAAGAGAGAATAAACAAAGCCTGTCCGACACTCCATGAATTGGCTAATAGGATTGAGGATGCAATTACTCTATTAAATGAAATCAAGGCTGACTACAATGCCGAGATGGCGGCAGTTACAGCTAAACTGAACGAGGTGATTGCAAGAACGGAAAACCTTGCGACAAAGTACACAGCACATATAGCGGAAGCTGCCCATCCTGATGCCACCAATACACTAACAGGATCAGCTGTGACGACTATCTCTACGACTGCAAATCTTGTGACGTCAAAGAGCGTTGACCCAATCTAAGGAGAAGCTAATGCCAAGGCCAAAGAAGGAAGTGGTGGACCAAGAGGTAGCTGTTGAAAATATTGCAATTCCTGAAGCAGCGGAAGGTACCACAAAAGAAAAAACGAACAAAAAACCCTGCAAGGTCAAGAATCTTGCAAGGGCGAATCAGACTGTCTTTGGGGTAACTGGAGAGCCTATTGTCTTTGACGCTGATGGAATTGCACAGCCTAACGAAGCTGATCTTGAGCATCTCTTGAAAGTTCCTGGATATGAAGGTGTTTGAGTATGCTGAAAATCAGCGCCGTCTCATTAAATAAAAATGTTATACTCACGCTTGAATCGTTCGCGGAGCCAGCAAACAAAACAGGCTACCGCATTGAACGCAAGAGAGAGCAGGAAGATTGGAAAGTCTGGGACGGCGCTTCTTTTTCAAATGATACACCATATTTGATTCAAACGCAACGGTTTACCGATTACGATGTTGCAGACGGCATTTACCAATATCGCTGTGCAATTGCCACTACAGAAGGGCTATCAGAATACGCCTACTCTGACTGGGTTAAAGTAGGTGAGGACTATTTAGGATGGACATTTGGTAACTATGTAGTACCAGAAGCCAGATTTGGCGATGTCCTGACTGTCGATGACCTCAAAAAGACCTATCTATGGGGAATCGACTTTCGAGCGCAAAACGGAGATATCTTTACTGATGCGCAGGTCGCCGCGAAGATTCGCTCGGCGGTGAGTGAAATGGCGCGGGCGCTTAAAATCACCATTGGGAAGACAAGAATTGTATGCCAGCCATCGCCAGAACTTGTACTCGGGGTCGATTATGATGAGGCTGAAGATCCTTACGCCTATAGACACGATAAATGGAATGGCTACGGCCGTATTGTGCTACGCAAAAGACCAGTAATCAACGTCTCCCGCTTTGAATTATATGGGATTACTGACCAAAAAATTTTGGACTTACTCTCATGGGCGAGAATTGATCATCGCAAAGGGGTCATCAACTTTTACCCAAGAGCTGGCTCTGAAAATGCGTATCGCATCATCCCCGCGGCATTAACGATAGGCTCAAATCTTTTGACGCGAGACTATCCACATGGCTACAAGGTAGATTATGTTGCTGGTTTTGAGGACGCCTCGCAAATACCTGACGATCTAAGAGATATAATTGGCAAGGTGGCTGCCTGTAAGTTACTCAATATTATTGGTGATGGTCTACTTGCAGGATTCTCATCCTCCTCGCTTTCTATTGATGGGCTTTCGGAATCATTTAGCTCGACTCAGAGTGCGACGAATGCCTATTTTGGTGCGCGTATCCAGGTTTACCTTAAGGATATTGCAACATATCTTCGGGAGAATCGGGATAAGTTCGGCGTACAAGTGATGGGAAGCATATGAGAGGCTATGGGTTACAGCGCAAGTCCTCGATAAGATTAAGCCTTAATCGGGAAAACTACGAGGGTCTCATAGAACGCCACGGCCAGTGGGTACGCTGGCTACGGGCGACAAAATGTACCTGTGTTAGTGATAACGGCAGGCCAGATGTCAATTGCGCCAAATGTGGCGGAGATGGCTGGCTCTATGGCTTCCAGGACAAGGCAAAAGAAACATGCTCAGTATATTGTCACGGCGACAATATTATCGAGCTACCATATAGTGATGCGACAGTCACTACTGTTCATGACTACATGGGGTTGGAGTATAGCGTTGTAGCTCAATATGGCAAATTCGCAAAGATTGCAGGCCCGCGAACGCCCTACAACGACGAACAAATGCAGGCAACACTCGTAAGGCCTCTTATAAAAATACTTACCGATGTCTCGCTTGCCTATCAGGGTGCTGGATGCTTTGAAGCCAAAGGCCTTCGTGTTATAGGAGAAAAAGGGATCGCGCAAGAGCAATCAACGCCTGTCGATATAGTTTCTGTAGAATCGATTGAGAATGTAACGAAGAGCGAATCTTATGATCCAGAAAGTTATCGACGCAATTTTGTGTTCGCTGACGCGCAGCCTGATTTGAGTGATATCCTAGTCGCAAAAAATGTACGATACATCGAACCATTCTTATTTGCGATTGTCGGACAACAGTATAGCGAATCGGACTGGAAGTTTCTGGAATTAGTTGGTGGGGATGCATCTATGACATTCCCTGAATGGGCAGGCGTTGGAGAGGGAGATATCGTCACGATACTCGCCAATAGCCAGGTTGGGAAAATAATAATCGATAAGAATTCATCTGGAATTGACACAATACCAGTGTTTTATGTCGATTCCATTGAGTATATACAGAAAGGAGATTCTAAGTATTACCAGGGTGAGCATTTCGACGCATGGGGAGTCAATAAAGTAAAGTGGCGGAATGTTGCAGGTATTCCAAAAACAGGCGATTCGTTATTTGTTCTTTTTCGTTACTTTCCTACGTATCGAGTCGTGCGCGAATTTCCGAATGTGAGATCAAGTGAGAACCAGGGATTGCCGCGTCGAGTGGCGCTAAAGCTACTGTCGACATACGGCGAACGGAAGATGATATGATAAAGATTGAGATCATCCCAGAAAGCAATCTCCTCGCGACTTTACAGGCAAGATTGAAAGAGATCGGCTCAGCAAGCCTGCCTGCGACAGTGGATGCATTTAAGCAAGGCGTAAAGATTATCCAGTCGGAATGGAAAAGCTACGCGATGGGAGCTCAAATACCTGGCACCTCTTATAAACTAAAGAATCCTACGGGAGGGTATGCAGCTGGAATTAAGGCTCGCAACGATGGCCCTTTCGATTATACGATCTACAATGATTCGCTGGTAGCACACGCCCTTGAGGAAGGGACTCCACAGCTCGATATGAAAACGACACATCCTTATGGGCAGAAAGGGCGTGTTGCAAATCATGGGACAAAAAACAATCCACGGTGGGTACCTTACCTCATTGTGCCATTCAGGTGGGGAACACCAAGGGCGACAGGGGGGCATTTTAGAAACATAATCCCCGAGCAGATTTATGCGATGCTACAATTGCAAATAAAAGCTGGAGTTTTTACAAGAACGAAAGTATTGCCGAGCACGCACACAGAGCCTAACTTTTGGGGCGAGCAGGTGCAGCGTGCTGAGTATGAAGGAGAAGACGAAAGAGGCAATTGGGGATCGATATTAAGAGGAATCGGAGGAGATATAGAAGGTATGTCGGTTATGGCAGCCAATACTGCCAAGAAAAGATCATCGACCTATTTTACCTTTCGGGTAATCTCTGCCGAATCGCCAGCAGGGTCATGGATTAAGCCTGCTACTCCTGCAATGCATATCGCACAGCATGTCGCGGACAACGTTCGCAATGTGGTGGAAGAAATGATTCAGGATGGTCTTAAAGTAGACCTTGGAGTGCAGTGAGATGGTTATCATCATAAATCAGGGAATAGATATAGAAAACATCCTTGTTAATAAACTCCAAGACTACTTTGCGACTTTGCGATTTTCCGAGCTTTATCCTATCGTGAATCAGGTCCATATAGGACTTGAGCATCCTTTTGCATCCTTGCTTGATCAGAATAGGCATAGGGACATGCGGACGCTATTCCCGTCGATTACTGTTGTCTCGTTCTCCGATGAGAAAGTCCCCGAGCTATCCGAACTGCATGCGTTCCAACATTGCGAAATCACGGCCAATGATATGGTAGACCTAGGGGCTAGCAAGTATCAAATATCTACAGGAGCTATTGCATGGCTTAATGACTATTTCAAAGAGAACGAAAAACTTTACGGCATATCGGGTGCGACGCACCGACGAGATCATGTATCGCTCGAGGTGTGGGCCGAGAATATCCAACTGAAAAACGAAATCTACAGCATGCTCGAGCTTTTCCTTGCTGGGCCATTAAAAGTCCAAATGGAAAAGGACTTCAACCTCGAGATATTCGACGATACGGTGCGAGGCCAACGGAGCGGAAATTATAATTTTGACTTTGGCCAAGCACTTTATGGAGGACAAATCAGTTTTGAAGCTGATTATATAGTGCAGCAGACCATTTTGGATTCTGAGATTATCGAACTTAATCAAAGCGTATGGGCGGAGGTACTAAGTGGCGAATAAAAAGGAAGACGAGGTTGTCTTAAATGAGGAACAGATAGGGCGGGCGCCAGAGATTGATATACAAAAATATCTGGCCAAAAATCCCAATGCGAAGAGCATTGATGACATGTTGAAGGTTCTGTTTCGTGGTCAAATGAAGACCGAGACAGAATGGAGTAAAGCGATAAAAGAAATGCTCAGCCGAAAGGTTTGACGGGAGGAATAAATGGGAATTGGAAGTGTAGCATTTGAATCCGCAGGACAGAGGACTGAACACTATATCCCTGGTGCATATAGCAGAACAAACTTTGTAAACGGAGAGGTCGGGGGAACCTCAGCAAATCGCGCGGTGATAATCGGAGAGTCTGATGGTGGAAAGCCAAATACTTTGTACTTTTTCTACAGTCCATCGGAAGCGATTGAGACATTGCGTGGTGGGCCATTGCTTGAGGCGGTATTGTGCGCCTTTAGCCCTGGCGGAGACCTCATACCGCAGTATGTGGGCGCTATGCGAGTGAACCCTGGTACACAGGCAAGTAGGGCGCTCCTGAAAACAGCGGCTCAGATGGTTACCGTAAAAACGGCTGATTATGGCCTGCATACAAATCAGGTCAAGATGAAACTTGTAGCAGGAACTCAATCTGGGTCAAAAAAGATTCAAGTTAGTTTTGAAGGCAACGAATACACAGTCGACAATATTATAATGGAAAGTTTCGAGATTAAATATGTGGGAACGGGCAGCGCAGCGATGATGGCGATCACGAAAACTGGGCTTACTACGACAGTCACTGGAGCCGCTGGTGACAACCTTTCCATTGATTTTTCAGCATTTGCTACAATTGACAAGCTTGTAAATTACATCAACGATCATGCGGCCTATACTTGTGTTGCAAAAACCCCGAATGCTGCCACAGAGCTGTCGACGCACCTCGATAGTGTCACAAGCCAGGACATAAAAACAGCAACGTATGTTGCCACAAGCAACTTGCAAGCGATCATCGATGCGCTTAATAGTGCTCCCTATATAGGCTCAGCAGAATACTATGCTAGTGCGACAACGAGAGCCGTACCAGACAATGACTCCGACTGGGTTTACTTTTCTGGTGGCACTCATGGAGCTTGTACGGTCACCGAATATGCCGCTACGCTTGATCTACTGCAAACTGAGGAAGTATCCATCATTGGCACATCTTCAACCGATGAGGCAGTGCATATACTCATAAGAAATCATTGCATCCTCATGTCTGGTACAGAGGGCAGAAAAGAGCGGACCTTCCTTGTTGGCGGAGAGAGTGGAGAAACAGTCGATCAAGCCTGCACAAGAGCAAAGAACCTTGCAACTGATACAGGAAGTCTTGCGTATCCTGGATTTAAAGCCTACGGTGTACTCGACGCATCAAAGATTAAGCTCTTTTCTCCCGCAATGTATGCTGCGAAGCTCATCGGCCAAGAAGTGGCTCTTGCAGTCAACGAACCAATGACGAACAAATCCGTCGATGTGCTTGCCTGGGAGAAAGACCTCAAGAAGAGCGAACTTGTACAACTAATTCAGGCGGGAGTGATTGCTGGGGGCAAATCGCAGGATAATAGATTCGCGACAATCCGCGCAGTAACGACCTATCAGGGCAATGAGCTCCAGAGATGCGAGCGGTCGATGAAACGCGAATCGAACTATATGGCTCGCGATCTTCGCGATGCGATAGCAAAACAGGTCGGTAAGCCAGGAGATGCCTCGTCGAATGGCACCATTGAGGCAATATTCTGGGCAAAGGTTGCTGATTGGTTTAGGCAAGGGTTGATTGTTAAGGATGTAAAGGGGAGAACTGCATGGGGGCTGTTAATTAGAAGAGTCGGTAGTGCAACATATATCGAATATCATACAAATCTTACTGCTCCTCAGAACTTCTTCTTCATCACTGCAAATCAACATTATTTCGGCTCAATGGAATCTGTCGTCGTATAAGACAGGGAGGAACATAGACAATGGCAATGAATAACGTAACGAAGCAGATTGTAGCTTCTGGCGCAAACGCGGTGGTACGTGTAGGTCGGAGTAGTGACACTCCAGAGATCGAGATAGGCCTGGCATCCGATGCCGCGTATAATGATGACTTTAATTTGCAAAAAGCTAATGTTATAGGACATTTGGGGCCTATTTCGATAGACCCGATGGATTATTCCTGCGAGATCACGATTGGCTCCTTTGTGCCCGCAAAGCGCAAAATGGACACCAATGACGCACCAGGGGGTACGCAGGCACTCTCCGAGCTCATTCCTACACGACAGACTGCTCTTGATGATGGTGCAAAATTCCAATATCTGGAATTCTACAATAAAAAGACTGACACCGTACTAGCGGCCTTTTCGGGCGTCGTTGTTGCATCGTCCGGGATGAACGTAGGTGGCAATGCCTACGCGAAGTCGAATATTAGGCTTTGGGCTCTCGAAAGAATCCCACTCGACGAGGCTGGTGGTGGCGGTTTTAGTAATCCGTTTGGTCCTAGCGTCGTAGTATAAGGAAGGCAATATGGCTGATTTTAATGTCGAAGATACTCCTCGTAAAGATAAGGCTAAGATCCAAGCAAAAGATGAGAATATCGACCTCTTTACTGTGATGCTTGAGGGCAAAGCGGTCACGAAAACAGTTGAAACAGCGCGAGGGGTATTCAAGATTAAGTATCCCACTGGGAGGGACAGGGTCCACATCGATCAGCTTAAGGCTGTGCGACGCAATGGGTTGCCAGCCTCGGCTTTCGACGTCTCCGCGCTCTACAATAATGAGGTATTTTCTACACTCGATGTTGTGGTGATCGACGGTCCAGATTGGTGGAAAGATGTTCGTAGCAAGGACAACGAATGGTCCTGGGAGGAGTGCCCTGACGAAGAGCTTATAATAGAGCTTTATCGCCAGGTCGACTCCTTTCGTACAAGCGTACAGGAACGAATTCGACAATCTCGATCTCCAGGAAGCATTGAAATCGACAAGGCCGCAAGTGTTCCAGAGGCTGTGGCTGATGGAGCATTTTCGGGTATTGCCAACGGATCCTCGCCTTCATGAGATGTCCGATGAGCAGGTAGCCATCCTCTTTCAGTATTGGGTTACCTACGACGAAGAGGCAATCAGAAGTGTGTGGCGCGAGCATCGAGATCGGGCACACTTTAGTAAAGAAGAACTTATTGACTTGGGCTATAGTGAGGACGAAATAGCTGATATTCAGAGAGCATTTGAGGGATCGTAAGCATGGATGAAGTTGGTATAAGGCTGAAGCTAGAAACTGGCGACGCTGTTGCAAATGCAAATCAGGCAACACAGGCAATTGACTCTCTTGGTAAAGCGCTTGAAAAAGCAGCCATCGCTGGAAACGCGCAAGGCGTTATTGACTATGCAAATGCTCTCACAAAATATAAAGGTGCTGTCGGCTTACAAGAAGCGAAAACAGAGGAAGCAAGCAAGCCGACTATTTTACGAGTAGTTGAAGATGCCAACAAAATTATAGCTAAAGCGCCAGGCTATATTGGAGCAATGGGGGGAGGTAATGCCGCAGGAGCCGCACTGAATATGGCCTCTGGGGCGGTTAGCGGAGCAAAAGCTCTTAGTGGTGCTACATTAGGAACTGGCGCTATGGTGGGCTTAGGCGTAGGAGCCGCTATCCTTGGCGTCGCTGTTGCCGCAAACAAACTCTCTGAACAGTGGGAAAAACAGATTCCGCAGGTGATGGACCTCACTGCGGTACTAGGCAAGCTTACTGGCGACTACAGAACAAATTCAATTGAATTCCAAAGAGCTTTTAATTTAGCAGCTCAGGCCGCAACCAAATTCGGCTATAGCGTTGAGGAAGGAATGGCTACGGTGAGCCAGCTGGCCAAGCTTGGAGTATCTACCAAAGGCATGGAACCATACACCGCTGCCGAGCGGGTATATGCCTACGAACGTGGTACTGGTGCAGAACGTGAAACTCTTATGCGTGCAGAAGCCTATGCGGCACGCTACAATGCAGGGCCAAACGCGTTAGGTTATGCACTTGGTGGAACATATGCGCAAGGGCTAGAAACCGCGCAATTCCAAGAGTATCTCAATGCGACATTGCGCATCTTCGAGGAAGGACTTAGTAGAGGGGTTATAAAGGGCTTTGACGAAATAACAAGGACGCAAAACTTTATTGCTCTACTTGGTAAAGGCTCTCCGCTAGAGCCGCTCTTTAAGGGAGAACAAGGAGCGCGGCTTTATGAAACAATGAATGAGCCGTTTAAGCAAGCCGCGTTTGAAAGTCAAGAAGACGTGATTCGCTACAGAGCAACCGAAGCAGTGCTGAAAGAAGCAGCCGCGCACCAATTTAGAAACGAAAGTGGGACTGGAGGAGTTGACTGGAGCATTTATAAGCAATATGGGGACATTACCAAAGAAGGCTATCTTGCAGTTCAGAGAGCGAGACAGGACGCTGGGCTCACTCCCGAGATCTTTAAGCAAACGATGGATATTATTAAAAACATCACACAAGGATCGTATGAATTATTTACCGAGGAAGTAATAAAAGCATTTAACCTAAAGTATATCCCAGCGCAGCAGATTATAAATGCATACAACGCGGGCACTCCAAGTGCGCTCGCCAATGCGTATGCTGTTGCCGCAGCTCCAACAAGCGCAGCATCGCAAGAGATGACTCTTTTGCAAGCCACAAACGAGATAAAAGTTGCGCTTGCTAATGCAGGAGAAGCGGTACTCCCTGCTAAGGTAGAACTCATGTCGGTACTCCGAGGGATACTTAATGGCATAGTTGGCAATAAAGTAGTAGAGAGCTACAAAAAAGAAATACCCTCTGCCCTTGGGACTATTTATACAGGCAGCCCAAATGACGCTCTCGCAAAAGCAGCGGCCACGAAGATCTTAAATGCAGGCCTCAACGAAATGGATAAAGGACCAGATATCAATCAAAATGGCATTGGAGACAACGCAGAGGCCGCAATAGAGATCATAAAATGGATCGAATCGCGCTCTAACGAAGAACGCCGATATCTTATTGCTTCTGGAGCCCTTACTAATATTTGGGACAAAAAAACTGTCAATGATCTGCCTTCGATTGCAAAGTATCTTGCACAAGGTCAATATAAAACAAAAGAATGGACACAGGGCTACGAAGAATATATCTCACCAAAACCTGTGACATATGGGCAAGCTGTCGGAATGACCGACATATTCAATAAATATGCTCCTGATTGGCCAAGAAAATATGAGGCTCTACCGATGACTTTTATAGATGCGGTCATGAGTAACAACAAACAAGCTGCTGATATTTACAAGTGGATCATGGCCAACATCAATAACATAAATTCTTCGGCAGTGAAAGACGCTGATAAAGACAAAGCCATTAGAAACTTCTTGAGTGACACTTTAACGAAGCTCAATACTGCCATGGAAAATGCCATGACAGAGAAGTCAGTCGGTGGCAAGGCTATAACAGAAGGCGAGTGGGCCGATATATTAAAAAAAGTTTTTCCCTCACAATCAAAGGCTAACGAAAATATGGCTGGTGTTCAGCTGTCAAGGGCTGAGAGAGCTGGGGGAGAAATACTAGGTAATGAGAAAGGTTTCAATCGTGAATTCAGTGCTCTTTTCGCAGCAGCTCAACAGAAGTCAATAAGCGAACCGACGCCTGCCATAAATTGGAATGACTTTGCTATTGCTTTTGCACATATTCTAAACGAGTTTACGATTAACAACAATGCAGCAGCAGAAAAGATTGCAAAGGCTGCCGACAAGATAGCCGAACCTACTGAACTGGTTATAGCCGCAGGCAATACGATGAGGGTGTAATGAATAGTGTAGTACGTCGAATCCAAACCTCAGTCACAATCGTTCGGCCTGATTATACCTCGAGCGCCACTGAATCAACGATCGTAAAATTCGTTTCTTCTTCCCCAACACAAGATGGTGAATCGGCTGATATGGTTGGATATTCATTCGAGGAATCTATCTCTGATGTTAATGCGCCTTTTTCTATTACACTGCTTCCAACAATTGATAAGGATGGCCAGACATGGGTCGACAAGATTGCGCCTATGGACCTCGTTTTCTTTGAAGAATTTGGGAAGGTGCGTTATTGTGGGCTAGTTTCTGAGATACGATATATCGCACAAATGAGCGACAATGGCCCATCTCGATCAATCGTGGTACAGGGTGGCGGCTTTGGAAAGCTGCTTGAGGATTTTAAACTTGTCATGGAGTATCATCTATGGCTTGCTGGCCCTGATGCTGATACTGCCTCAAAAATACTATTAAATGAAATTCTTGCCGCTGGCAGAAACATGCGCAATGTTTTAGTGACGATTTATCGGAACTTTATGTTGCTCACAACCCTAGGCGCTGATGGAGCATCGAGCGCTGGTATAAAGGCGCTCATAGATCGATATGTAGACATAAATTCAGGCATATCTGAAAATCTTGAGGCTTGGTACGACATGACAATAAGCCTCTATCAGTCTGGTGTTAATGATATATGGAGCATTTGGAAGGGAATTATCCCAGCACCACTTTACGAGCTTTATGGTAAATGGGACAGCGATACACAAAAGTATAAGATCATCGCAAGACTTACACCTTTTGATGCTGATGACTGGCAAAAACTCGAAAGCACAACACTCAATCCGAATCTTTTGACAGATTATTCTGTTGGGCGTGACAATTCAGAGGTGAGGACCTTCTTTTTTGCAACCATGCCATGGTCCGTGTCAAGGGAAGAAGCCCTGACTGTGGATTATTACCAAAAAACGAGGAAGATTAACAAAGATAAATGGCCAATGTATGGCTATAGACCATTAGAGATGTCGTTTCGGTACGTTAAGAGAGATCCAGAAAACCAACAAGACATAGAGAGCGTACTCCAAAAAGCAGCTGATACGATGTATAATTGGTATGGTAAAAACGACGAACTAATGAATGGGCAAATTGATATTATTAGTGCTGATGACAAAAAACTTATGGCGTACCCAAGCATAGGCATGAAGCTGTCGTTTCTTGGAGGAGAATGGTATATTGAGCGCACAAATCATACATGGACGTATGGTAAATCGCCAATTACAACACTATGGGTCACGAGGGGATATGTCTATAACAATGGAGCCATGGTGGGGCCAATAGCTGGCATAGGGAAAAGGCTTAAGGAGCTTGAAAAAGCATGAAACGAATAGTCATAAAAAGGGCGCCAGGAGGCTCTACTCAAGCCGAAATCCAAAGCTCTGGATTCAACGTTGCACCTGGTGTCTATGGCCTCTGGGGTAAAGTCATTGCACGTCATTCGGAAGATCACACTGTTGATATAAGGACAGATAGAAAATTTGTTTTGGAGCGTGTGCCTGTTGCTTCGCGAGAATGGATCACAGAGTCTGATCCTCCCACAGGAGCACGTGATCTTCCGCCAGAAGGTACATATGTCTTCATGCTGATGCCTACAGGCCAGGTTGAGAGTGGTTTTATCATAGCCTCCGTCTTTCCGCAGACCCTTGGAGCTATGAAAGCGGATTTTCTTAAAAAGGATAAAGAGACTGAAGCATTTATGCGTATCGAGGGCGGATGGCAGAAGACCTATGATAAATCTCAAGGCAATACAACCATTGATGACGATAATGGATTTACTCTCACTGTTAAGAAGAGCGAAAAAAAGGTGACCATTACTGACTGGAGCGGGAACACCATTACAATCGATGAGAACGGTATATTCGTGCAGGATACTAACGAGAATAAAGCCACAGCTGATAAAGATGGAATCATAATTGAAGACAAAAATGGGAACATTGTAACGACAAATGAAGACGGTATTGCCATACAAGACAAGACAGGGAACAAAGTAGAAATGAAAACAGGAGGGCTAACGATTACTACTCTAGATGGAAAGATAACGGGGGGCATGCTTAATGTTGGTGGGGTTGTTACACCAAAGGGTTCAGGGCCTTTCTGCGCTATCAGTTTTTGCCCAATCACAGGGCTGCCGCACTGCGGTGATACCGTGATAGGAACTTAATATGGCAATGGATAAAGATGTTTTAGGACAAGCGATTGCCGACAGGATTCTTACAATGGTTCCGTTCGGGGTTGTAGTACCCGATGACACAAAAGCCAGTATGCGTGAATTCTGGACGGCTATCGCCGATGAAATAATTTCTCACATTACTGCAAATGGAGAAATATCTGTGACTACAACGGCAACGGGAGTTATTTTGGACGCTACACAAACGCCTATACCTGATGAATCCTGCGTAACATCTGGTACAGGAACAGGGACAATCTCTTAGCGAGGATACAGATAGAATGAGCAAATTTGCCTATCCAGAGATTTGGAAAAAATCATTCCTCCTCGAAATTGTCACCCCTAGTGCTGAACCATCGGAGATATTTACCTTTTCATTGCCACCTGAAAATATTGAAATTGTCTATCCTCAGAGAATCTCCGAAACAAAAACCTTCGGGGGGCTTTTTGTTGATGACTATGGTTTTGATGTCGCAAAAATTGCTCTATCTGGCAATACAGGGAACTCTGAAGTAAGAAGGATATATCGAGGGGCTCGTGGGGACTTGTGGTTATCGGGAAAAGACGAGATTTACTACATAAGGGACCATATCATTCGATATAAAGAGAACAATCCAAACTATGGCGATACAAAACTCTATCTCTATAACCTCTCAACAATATCCGAAGAGGAACTAACAAATGGAAATTATAGCGCCGCAACTGATTCATGGGAGGTTATCCTTAAAGATTTTAGGATAACGCAGTCTAAGGACAGGCCGTTTTGGTATACATATTCCATTGAATTCACTGGCCTTCGTGTACTCGGAAGAGAAAAAGAATCAATAGCAGCACGTGAAATATCTCCTGCGAGCGAAAACCCGATTCAATTACTCGATGATGCCGACGCCGCTATTGCTCCGCTTGAAAGTCCAGAAGAGCTGATGATGATACAGAGCGGCGATGTGTCGGCACAAGAGCTATCAGATATGCACCAAATGGCCGATGAGTATCTACCTTCGGATTATTGCGTCGGACAACCTGTAGAGGAGCGTCTTAAGGTTGCATTGGTTGACAACAAGCTTTCTCCGCGTGTCTTAGCAAAGTATGAACGAGATCATAAAGGGGAAAAACTAAAGCCGAGCCTAGACAAGGTGGCAAATTCGCGAGAGAAGCAGATGACCGTTCTGCAAAAAGCCAATCTTTGGCTGGAAAACACATACAAATGGAGCGCGCAGATTGCTAGCCCAGTAAGGAATGTACGAAAACAGATATCAAAACTAAAGTCGCAGGTTCAAACCTATAAGAACTTAACCTCAGCAATAATCAATAATACTCTTTTTTCGATTCCATTGCAGGCCATTGGATTAGTCAAAGATGTGCAAGACCTCGGGGTGGGGATTATAACTGCTCCCGCAGACATCGCCTGTTCCGTAATGTCTGAGTTCAAAAAAGTACGAAAAGGAGTACAGTCGATTTCTCATGACATAGAGACAGGTGCTGTTCCTGAGTATGTTAAAAATAGATATAATAATGTTGTCGAACAATTCAAAAGCGAGGTCGAGGCCTGTACTTATAAAGCTGAAAATAATATAGCTGCTGTTGCGGCCTCTAGCAAAAATACACAAACCTCTCCAGATATTTATATAGTGCCTTCCAAAGACAATACCAATATTCGCGTAACATTGGCTTATGGGTATATGTATGTCGCCTCTAGCGGGGAAACATCGCTCGATGCACTTGCGGCGAAATATCTCGGCGATCCAGATGATGCCGTATTTATTGCTCTCGCGAATGGTATTTCCGAAGAGACAGAAATAGAACCTGGAGATATTTTGAGGATTCCTTTATCAACACAAAACAATATTGTTTACAATAATGAGGTCTATTCTCGCACCGATAATTATGGGGTAGATATAGCACTATCGGAATCAGGCAAGTTAATAGTCGATGCATCTGGTGAATTGTCGACAGTCTCTGGAGAGACAAATATCAACCAAGCACTTCAGATGCGGCTCGCGGAAGCTGTAGGAAATAGAATAAGACTCACTGTTTATGGAATTAAGGCAAACATAGGCAAGCCGCTCTCTTCAGCTTCGGCTTATGTTGCAACATCAATAAAAGATACCGTTATCCACGATCCACGGGTTTCAAGGGTTGAGAATTTTGTGTTTCGCGGTGTTGGGGACCGAATTTATGTTGAGTTTGATTATTTGCTTATTGACGGCCAGCATGGAACTTATCGGGGGACAGCATGATAAAGACCTATGACGAAATTTTCGACACAATGAAAAATTATTTTGTCACCAACCAAAACAAAGTCACTGATCTCAATGAAGGTTCCGTTATTGCCTCCATCTTTGAGGCTGTTGCCCGCGAAATCTCCGCAGAATATGTAGCAATTCTTGCGAATGTCGATACTTATCAAAAGAAGATCGCATTTGCACAATTCGATTTTCAAAAAAAGGCTGGGTTAGCCGCAACAGGCAGTGTTATATTTACAAGGAATTCAGCTTTTGGCAACAATATAGACATTCCCGCTGGCACAGAGATAGCAACTACAGATGGTGTCGGTTTCGTGACAATGAACGATGTAGTGCTTAGCGCAGGAGAACTTACGAGCGAGCCAGTCATCATACAATGCAAAAGTATTGGAACGATTGGCAATGTTGCGGCGAACACGGTCAGCGTTATGACTTCAATTATTCCTGGGATTACCGCAGTTACGAATGAGTCTGCTTGTGCAGGAGGAGTCGACGAGGAAACCGATGACGAGTACAGCAATAGATTTAGGCAGTTTATTCTTGGATTGGGCCAATCTAGTGTCCGCGGGATAAAGGCTGCGGTGCTTGGCATAAACGGCATAAAGTCATGCTCTGTCGTTGAACATTTCCCGCCAGTGTCTGGCTATAACTTTACAGTGTATGCCGAAGATGGTACAGGAACGCTTCCACAGGAATTGTTAAATTCAATTCAGACATTGCTCGACGGGGACGCTACACATACAGGGATAAGGGCTGCTGGATTGCGGTCCAGGATATTGGCGCCAACCATTGTGATGTTGACAGTAACGGTTTTTGCGCATATTGACTGGAGTATTCCTCAGCAATACATAGAAGACGAAATAAAAAATAAAATCACGGGCTATGTATTGAGCCTTGGTATTGGAGAAGCCCCTTCGCAAAATATATTCGAGAACCTTGTAAAAGGGCAGTATGGCATAGTATCGATGGATGGCGTAGAGGTAGCAGGAATGCCTGATGTTTTCGATGCTACTATGATTGCGCGTATAAGTAGCATCGATGTGGAGTTTGTATGAGTGAGAGCATACAAAAAAAACTTGACAGCCTCATGCCTGCGATTTTCGATACCGAATCTGAAGGCTATAAGCTTCTTATATCTGATGGAGAATCGGGCGGGGCCATTGCATCGGAACTTGGTGAACTTGGCGCATTTCGTGAATATTATAGCCGAACAACCGATGTTGATGATGCCTCAGATATACTTCTCGACAAGATTGTCGAACTCTTTTCTGGATTGACCAGGTTCTATTCCGAACCTGACGACTATTTCAGGCTGCGCTACAAGTCTCTTATTGAGCGACATGGGTATGACAATTGGACTACTTCTGAAGCACTTAGAAAAAGTTACTCCTACTTCTTCGATGAAAAGAATATCTTTATTATTGAAGCTCACCCCACTACGAATCTTGTCGTAAACGGAAGCTTTGATACGCTTGATGGCTGGACAATGTCGGGTAATGCTGAAGCGAAGATCATCTATTCAAAAAGCTTCGAGAACGCTTCGGCACTGCAAATAATTCCCACAACAGCACAGGATAAGGGGACCATCAAACAAAATATCTCTTGTCAAGCAGGATGGTACTCTTTGGTGTTTTTCGTTTCGAGCACTAAAAAAGGGCTTGGAGCGCTCGAAGTCACAATTCAAAATGTATCGAATGGAAAATACTGGAATCCAGGGACGAAGCTTTGGCAAACGTCTAAAAAGACAACGCAATATTTAGTCGATGATCCCACGCCTGGAGCATACACGCTCGAGCAACTATTCATGCCAGTCGAAACTGGCACAATAGCGCTGAGTTTTTCGAGTATTTCAAGCGCGGGCTTCTTGCTAGATGCAGTTGCCTTTGGGCCAGTGGAATACCCCAACGTTCGGGCACTACTTGTCACAGATCCTGAGGTTTTTTATGACGGGAAGGTAAAGCACGATAATACCTTGAGCCACAATGGGTTTTATCATTATTACATCCTTGAAGGGCTCGAAGATATCATGGAGAATACAAAAGCCGCTGGGGTAAAAGGAGAAACTTTCTTACTTTCGGAGCGGCTTAACCTTCCATGGGACAAGGTTACTATTCGAGTCTCTGACACTATCGATGCAACAAATCCTCTTAAGCACGATGGCACGTGGACATTTAATAATAGCCGCACTTATGGCATACCTGATTCTCGCGATAGATACATAACCATAGTGTCTGAAATGCAAACGCTTTATAACAACAGTAAGCTACATAACGCATCGATTTTGCATGATGGCAAATACACAATAACAGAGGTCTATTATGAAGGTCACTATGGATGGATACACGATTATTTAAGGAAATATAGAGAATTGATTTGCCAGGACATTTGCCATAATGAAAAGGTACAATACAACGGCAGCTTTAATCATTCAGGCAAAAATTATGGCGTGACGATAGGTATAGATCGTGTAAAGCTCAATAAATACGTGACAGTAATTAGCGCGGCACAGGCGGTTTACGACGCTACAAAGTATCATGATGGAGCGATTCTGCACGATGGGCTTTACGATGTCTCGTCGAGGCAATTGATGAGTTACTATATATAAGGAGGCGGTATGCAAACAAAAGCATTAAAAGCGACAATAGCAACGCTATTGATAAATCCATCTTCGGGCAAGGCGATAGCAAAAGTTGGTTTCGGAGAGGGGGGCAATATCCCAACTCCTGATGATACTAGCCTTACAAATCCTTATATAAAGCGATTAAATTCCTCGCGCGTTGTTGATAATTCTTCGGTCGAATTTAGTTACTCGCTGGGATACAACGAAGCAAATGGAAAAACAATCCGCGAAATAGGCTTATTTACTGAAGATGGAACGCTTGTCGCGCGGGAAGTAAAAGATGTGATAGAGAAGGATGCAGACACGAGCTATGATGGCACTATCACTATCCTTTTATAGTATTGAAAATTAGGGCGCCAAACGGAGCCCGCTGGAGGGAAAATGGCATATGTAGTTGAATCCGAAAACTGGGAAACTGGAGTATATCAGATTGAGGTCTCTGATCCTGTTGGTGGCGGGCCGAATGGCATCGATAATCTGCCACATAAACAGTTAGCATCGAGGACAAAGTATCTCAAGAGCATCACCGATGATGTTATTGCATCTCGCGGAACGTATCCTACATTGAAGGATAGGATGGATACACTCGAACCGCTTGAGGCCTCAACGACAAACGCAATTATCGCGCTTGCAATGCAAGCAGCGGGACAGGCAGGGCTTGCAAACAAGGAACTTGCAAAGCTTCAGAATATTCGCAAACAGACTGGCCTTGTTACTATCAAAAATAGAGGCGTCATTAGCGGATGTACCGTCTCGAAGTCGGAGGTCGCATCGAGAAACCTTGCAATCACCGCAGGATCCATTTTTATGGCGGGAAGAATATTCCCAGTAACAGCAGAGTCCGCTGGTGCATCTGTACCATCGAATCCAGGGCAAAGTGCCGCAGTCTGCTACGCTTATCTGTATGTTACCCCAACGAGCACCATTAGCTTTGCTTGTACAAACTTAAACGAGGCCGCTCCTGATACTGCACTTGTGCTCTATCAACTCACGGTCCCCGCAGGCAACAACGACTTAAATGATCCCTATCTTGCGAACGTTACCCTGACTGATATTCGCAGGCTAGAGCCGAATTTCCCGACATGGTTTGCAAGTGCATCCTATGCCGCGGTCGCGCTTCCATATGCGTTTCTAGACTCGAACTATCTTATCAGCCTCGATGTTGTATCAACCCAAGGTGCAGGGCTCTTACAAGGTGGAGACCTTTACATCAGTACGAGAAATGTAAACGGGTTTAATATCGTTTACAACGGCATCGCAGACCAAATAGTAGTACGATGGTCTATTTATAATCCAAAGGTATAACGGAGGGATAAATGAGAGTACGAATACTAGGCCAACCTGTGGCAAACCACGAATTTAATGAGGAGTCTGGAGATTTGACTATCGCAGGGCTCAGTGTAAATTTACCTGAAGCCGAAGAGGATACGGAAAACATCATCACCATATCGCTGAGCGATGATGGACCTGTTCTAGGGCCACATGGAAACAGAGGCTTTATTGCAGACGTCGATATTCCCCCTCGTAGGTACACGATAGAGGAATACGAAGATGAGAATGGACAAATGGCAACACGACAAGTTGCAGTGCCATTTGATCCTGAGAGGGTTTTATTAAGGCTTTGGCCGCTCGCAATAGCGGATAATAACGAATTGGAGGTATAAATAATGCCAGCAACTTTTACGAAGGATGCCATGAGTGCTGCGATCTTTGCAGCATCAGGCGGTAAAGTGAAGATCATGTACGATGACCTGGGCAATCCCAGTTACATGGTGAGGATTCCAAAGTTCAATTTGGAAGATATCAGCGCAGAACTCGGCACTGGGCCGCACCCCGCATTTATTGTGGGTGGTGTAACAAAACCAGAGATCTGGATTGGAGCTTATCAGGCAGTTGTTATCGATGGCCGCGCATACTCGCTACCAGGACAAGACCCGAAGACAGGCATTACTTTTGATGCTGCAAGATCGGCCTGCACAAGCAAGGGCGCTGGATGGCACATGATGACCGCGTGGGAATGGGCGGCAATTGCACTGTGGTGCCTTAAGAACGGCTTCCAGCCAAGAGGGAATACAAACTATGGCCGCTCGCATGCATTAACCTATGAAACTGGTGTGCGTGTGGATGGTGGGACTCCTGGGGATTCAACTGGTACTCCAAGCACCTTGACGGGATCGGGCCCAAATTCGTGGCGGCACGACAATACCTATGCAGGGATTGCCGATCTGGTCGGGAATATTTCCGAATGGAACGATGGCTTTAAGATCATCGATGGAAGGATGTATTTCCCCGACGATAACAACTTCAACCTAGCTGAATCGTCGTGGCCAGCCAGAGAGGCTTATTTTGATGCGACCGTAGGCCCTGGAGACAGAAACGGCGCCGCAGATAGTGGTGATCCAGTATTATCGAATGTTACTCCTACAAAATATACTGAAACACCTACTCCTGCTGGTGGCGGCGACACGGGAGATTTTGACTATGCCACAATTAGCGGAGAGAATGGTTGGAGAAGCATGACGTATGTGGCGACCTATGACTCAATGGAGCTTGCACTAAGGCAGAAGCTCGCTGCGCTCATGATCGCGCCGAAGGTGAGTAAGGACGGCTCCTTGGTATTCGCTACGCAGGGCTATGAAGCAAAGGGTTATGTTTCAGTGCGCAACTATGGAGAGCGGGTTCCCCTTCGGGGCGGCCTCTGGAACTCTGGCGCGAATGCTGGATTGGCGTACATGAATCTGGATAATCGCCGCGTCATCTCGGCCACCAGCATCGGGTTTCGCCCTGCTTTTGTGTTGTAATCTGTTTTCTGAGAATCTGGATTCTGATGGTTTTCATGCCTAAACTTAAGGAGTAAAGCTGTGGAGCCAATGAAGGTTGTTCAGAAGTGGGAGGATATGGCACTCTATTTATATATTGCAATGAAACAGTATCCCAAATCTGAGCGGCATACTTTAGTAGCGGATACAACGAATGCGCTCTGGAACATTGGCACCTATATCACGCGTGCGAACATGATACGCGCCACGCAAGAGCGTCGGCGCATGATCGAGGCCGCTGATATGGAGCTTTCGCGGCTTAAGATTCTCGTGCGAATGGGGATGCTTCTTAAATTTATGGACATGAAAAAATACGGGGTCCTCTCAGGGCAGATGGTGGAAATAGGAAAGATGCTGGGTGGATGGTTACATTCGCCTGGTGTTTAGGGACAGGGCTGAAAAATGTGGCGGGTTCCCCTTCGGGGCGGCAACTGGAACAATGGCGCGAATGCTGGATTGGCGTACTTGAATCTGAATAATCGCCGCGTCAACTCGAACAACAACATCGGGTTTCGCCCTGCTCTCTCTCAATGTCAGAAACCATGCGCTTACGGGCACATGGGCAGAGCATAGAGAAAAAGGAGTCCTGTTCCTTCCTTTTATAGGAAAACATTAAAAGGCGCGGGCGGCTGGTAGGGGCGATCCCCGACTGTGGTTCGCGCTACTTTATAATGGACAAGATGAAAGCATATAATAACCTTTTTACGTCCGTTGTCGATTATGAGAATCTCTACAATGCCTACGTAAAAGCCAAGCGAGGGAAAAGATATAGAATCGAAGCGCTGAGATTCAAAGAGAACCTCGAAGAGAATCTTATCGAACTCCAAAACGAGTTAATATGGAATATGTATACACCTCTTCCTTACAGACAATTCTGGGTGAGTGATCCGAAAAGGCGTCTTATATCAGCGCCTGCTTTTCGGGATAGGGTGGTGCATCATGCACTCGTGCAGGTGATAGAGCCTATCTTTGAAAAGAAATTCATTTCGGATTCTTTTGCATGCAGAAAAGGATTGGGCACGCATGCAGCCGTCGCAAGAATACAACATTTTGCGCGGATTGCGCATCGAAATTATGGAGAATTTTACGTACTTAAATTGGATGTACATAGATTTTTCCCTTCCATTAACCACGCAATTCTCAAGAAGGAATTTGCGAGAGCTATTTCTGATAAAATGGTCAACGCACTTTATAGGGTCGTTATCGATAGCTTTGAGACCGATGGCCGCGGCTTGCCGATCGGGGCACTCACAAGTCAATTATCGGCCAATATTTATCTGAATGCACTGGATCATTTTATAAAAGATATTTGTGGTGCAAGGTATTATGTACGGTATATGGATGATATGATCATTCTGCATCCATCAAAGCAGCATTTAAGACGATTGTGGATTTTGATAGAAGGATATCTCAATGCGTATCTTGATTTGGAATTGAATCCAAAGTCAAGAATATTCCTCTGGAAACAAGGTATTGATTTTTGTGGCTATCGTATTTGGCCCACTCACATCAAGCCTAAAAAGGCAACCATACAAAGAACCCGCAGGAGGCTGAAAAGGTATGCCGAACTATATCGATCAAATCCTAGAATACTGGAAAAAGCAAAACAAAGCATTCTCTCGTTTTTAGGATACACGAAGCATTGCCGGTGCCGCACAACAACTATTGGAATCTTAAACTCCATTGTGTTTCAAGCATCGAATGTTGACGGCGGGGTGTGGCTATGGTAAAATTCCTATTGATCGCCAAGTGGAGACAAGGGCTGATTATTCCGTAACAGGGATAACCAGCCCTTTTGCTTTCGGGAGGAGTGCATGACAACCGATACTGAAAATCTTATAAAACCAGACTATGAACTACGATTCAGCGAAATCAAGGAAACGCAGAAGGATCACGAAAGGCGAATAAAATCACTAGAAGAATCATTCGCCCGACAAGACGAAAAGCAGAAACAGATTTTTCAGCGGCTTGGAGAAATTAAACAGCTACTTACAACGTCCATGGAAAACATGTCGAAGAACAACGAAAAGGCAATGAAAGACATAAAAGATATTATAAAGCCTGTTTCCGATGATGTTGAAATTTTGAAAGGAAAACCGTTGAAGACATGGGAGATCATAAAATATTCGGTGATTACCGCCCTCATATCTGGGGGCATAGGGCTTATCATTGGGCAACTACTTGACACTGGAGCCAAGTAGGACAATGCCATGAAACCTAGGCCATTATCAGATAATGATTTTACTACCGCCGCAGCGATGCTTGGATGTGACGTTGCCATCATTAAGGCATTCGCAATAGTCGAATCGGGTAGTTATGGATTCTGGCAATTTGGGGCAGATGATTGGCGGCCCGCCATCCTGTTCGAGGCGCATTATTTTTCGAGACTTACAAATCATGTTTATGATATGACGCATCCCCAAATATCAAGTAGAAACTATAATCCATCGCTCTATGTGTTTGGCAAGAAGGAATACGATAGATTAGACGAGGCGTGCTCGTTAAATAGGGAGGCTGGCTTGCAGTCAGCATCTTGGGGAAAGTTTCAGATCATGGGCGCAAACTGGAAGCGGGTCGGAGCTCCTTCTTTGCAGGATTTTATCAATCAGATGTATAGCGTAAAAAATCACGCTGAAGCCGATCATCTGGATGCGTTTTGTCATTTTATTATGTCGGATTCAGCGCTGCATAATGCACTCTTGCAGCATGATTTCGAAACTATGGCGCGACGTTATAATGGCGCAGGGGCTGTGGAGCAATATTCCAAAAAGCTCCAGAACGCTTATATGCATGCGGTGATTGCATGAAAACGCGAAAAGCAACAGCATTTTGGGCTACATTCTGGGCGCTTTTGGCGGTATATGTTTTTACTGTTTTTACCCTTCCTTCGGCGATTGCAGTCGTTGGTCCAACGATTATTGGTGCGCTCGCGTTTGCAGGATTCGGCTACCAGGCTGCTCAAGTGGGAGATGCATGGCAAAAATCAGCGCATTATCGACCAGAATTAGATCGGGATATAGCAACCAAGAAAATCCCAAAGGCGGGGGATGATGAAAATGGAGGGTAAGAATGTGGCGGAAAAAATTTCCTTATGGCTCTCTAAAATTCCTATTTCTGTTCGTTATTTTTTCGCTGGGGCCGTCATTGCTACGGTTGTATTCGCAGGAATCACTACCTGCACCACTAACCGAGAATTATCAATTATCCGAGAACGACAGGCAGCGTTTGATCGAGATTTTTCAGACCTTGGGGAAAAAATTGGCAGATACGGGGCAAGCCTTAGCGGACTCGCAGAGCGCTTTAGCACAATCGAGAGCGATGTACGGGGAATTGAGTCAACAATATCAGGACTTAAAAAATCAAATAGCGACTTTGCAAGCACAGTACAAAGCATTACAAGAGATGTACAATCAATTAAAACAACAATTGGAAGCATTGACAGCCGACAATCAGAAATTGCAGGAACAATTACAAACCTTGAGTCAACAAGTAACGGACTTGGAGCAAAAATCAGCGAACTTGGAAGCGGATTTAGCCAGCTGGAAGGGAAAATACAATCAGCTCTTGGAGGATTATCAGGCACAACAGAGCTCATACAAGAAGGCACTGGAATCCTTGAAGGGCTACGAAAAATCGGTGCAGGCACTCAAAAGTAATAAGATTGTACTCGAAGTAATCATTGCATTGCTTGCGCTTGGCTGGGGGTTGGACGAACTAGGTGTTTATTGAATATAGGAACATGCCCCTCAGACATGCCAGGAGAAATTATGGCGAAGCATGGTGTAACAATATCTGATTTACATTGCGGACATAAATTTGGCCTCTGCCCGCCATATATGTGGGAGCAAGAAAGCGATGATCCCCTCCGAGAAAAGATTCGATTATGGCAAATGAAGACATGGGACTGGTATCAAGCGACCGCGCAATCGCTCGGCCATCTTGACCGTATTGTTATCAATGGCGATGCGGTTGAGGGAAATGGAATACGAAGTGGCGGGACGGAGCTATGCGAAACAGATCGAATAAAACAAGCTGAAATGGCGCTTTATTGCATCCATCAATTTGATTTCGATCGGGCTACAGTTATAGAGGGCACAAATTATCATACAGGCGATGCGGAGCAATTCGAAGCACCTATCGCAAAAGAGCTTGGAACTCGCCTCCAAGAACATGCATGGCTCGAACATGCCGGATGTGTGATTGACTTTAAGCATCATCTTGGCAGTTCATCAGTGCCTAGATCGATACCGCCTGCACTTCCCCGCGAGGCAGTGTGGAATCTGTTATGGTCAGAACATGAACTGCAACCAAAAGCGAACGTATTTTTTCGCTCGCATCTTCATACATTTTTTTCAGTCATAGAAGATAATTTCATTGCATTTGTAACGCCTGCACTACAGGGATGGACGCGATACGGTGGAACCCGTATGAGCAAAACAATCTCGTATGGATTTCTCGAGTGGTGGATCTCTGACAAGGGGGAATTTACATGGAAACTACACAGATTAATTCCACGATTTGCGGCAGCGAAAGCAGAAGCATTATAACAATGGATGGTACTGCCGATGATTATCTCGCGCTACTGGATCATATTAAAAAACTGCCAGACAAAAATTCACGGCGTATAACGTGGACGTCCGAAAAAGACTGGCTTCTGTGGGAGTTTTACGACCGCAAAAACAAAAAAGAACTTGCCCGTGCGTTTAGAGTTTCTGACCGCTACCTGTATGTACGCCACCTTGAACTTGCCGAGCAAGGGGGGCCGAAAGGAGAAAAACCTACATGGCTGGCATAGTCGATTCACAACAAAAAATTATCGCTCTTTGCGATAGTATGAAGGCGCTGCTTTTGGAAAAGAACCAGCGCTACGGTGATTCTGCATTGTCTCCTTTAGGTATCTTTTCTACGCTTAACGCAACCGAGGGAATTAAGGTACGTCTAGACGATAAATTAGCGCGTATCAAAAATCATCCCGAAAGTCTGCGAAAAAACGACATTGCCGACACAATCGGCTATCTTATCCTGCTTTGCGCTGCGCAAGGCTGGACTGATTTCAGCGATTTAGTTGACTAATCTCTCCAGTAGGTATCGCAAATAGTAACTTGCTGGAGAATAGGAGGAAATTATGGATGAAGAAAACCTGCCAATTCTCGCAGCCTTCTACGCACGGGAACCGGAAGATATTGATCTCTATGCACATGCCCGCCAGATGGTCTCTATCATTGACGACATGAAGCAGCAGCTTCGAGCATGGGAAAAGTATGGGCATAATTTCAAATCGGCCGATGAGGCGGTGGAAAAGATCCGCGATTATTTCCTTGAGCTTTGCGCCGAGAACCACCTGCCTGCTTGATGCCCACTTGGTGTGTACTTGATGCCGAGCGCTTGGTGCCATAAGCGCCCTGTAAGCGCATTATGCAAAGTTCGAATCTTTGGCTCGGCTATCGTCCTTTCCCGCAAGCTGTACCGGCAGTCTCCGGTGCCCTCGTGCGCCTCCTCACGGGGGCTTTTTTGTATAGTAGTTTTCCGTTTTTTGTATAGTAATTTTCTTCAAAATTTATGGATTTCTTGCTCAAAACATCTATTTATCTATGTACAATTACCTGACGTCGGGTTATATTATACTTGTAAGGATGAGAAAGCCCGCGGGCGCGATAAGGCGCCGAGGCAAGGAGGTAAGATATGGCACAATATACCGTCAATTATGCGTGTGGACATGCTGGCGTGGTTACCTTGTATAGCAACAACAAAAACCGCGAGCGCAAGCTTGAGTGGCTCGCTGGGCAACTTTGCCCCGCGTGCTGGCGAGAGAAAAAGAGAGCTGAGGAGGCCGCTAAACCCATAACCGCCACCCTCATGCTCAATGGCATGGACGAGACCGCCGATGGAGATCTCGTCGCATGGGTAGTCCTTACCGGTGGCACCATGCCGGTCAAGGACAAAATCAAAGCGATGGGCTATCACTGGGGCGAGACCCGTGGTGGCATCGCTCAGCTCCTTGGCGCAGCCAGATCAGAGCAGGCCTGGCAGAAGATGGTGCGCCTGGAGGACGTTCTCAATAAGACGCCAGCCTGGCAGGCCGAAGTCGAGGCGCTAAAAAGCCTTGGCGCAAAATTCGCCATTGGCTGTAGCGACTTTGATATAGCGATGGCACAAAACCGCCTCGCTGAAAAGAAAAAAATTGCCGAGGCGGTCGCAGCTGTACCCAAGCCCGCGAAACCGGCATGCTATCCTGCTGGCCGCTGGAACGGCAAAATTTATGGCGGCAATCGTATCTATGTCGACGGCAACGAGATGCGGTTATCGGCTGCCGAGGTGGAGAGCACCCGGCAGTATCAAAAAGAGGTTGACGCCTACCGCAAGGCGGTAGAAGAGGCAAAAAGGAGCGTGGAATGAAAATCAGCTATGTAGACATTCTGGGCGACCGCCGTCGCCATACGGTGACCGCAGAGGTCACCACAGATCATCCGGCGAGCAGCTACGGCATACCCGTGGTAGTACTGCCGGACGGAGAGGCATTGTCGATCCAATCGTGGATACTCCTCGGCTACCAAGTCAAGGAGGCCACACCGGATGAGCTCGCGGCGCTTAGGCGCGCTCTTGCGCCCTATACTGAGCCAGCAGTATCAGCCCGCGCGCTCCGCGCGATACCATCGGAGCGCCGAGCCCAGGCAAGCCGTGAAAACGGCAAAAAAGGGGGCAGACCCCGCAAGAAACCCGTCGAATAGCAAATTAAACAAGCGCCAATATCAGCCTCACCTAGGTGGGGCTTTTTTATTTCTTCATGCGGTATTTTTTCAAGAAATTCATGATTGCTCTTTGTTCTCGTTCATCATACGTGGACACGATAAATGGTTCATTTCCAACGGCACGGATGCGATATAAAGCCCCCAGGTATTTTGTTAGATTCTTTTTTTCCTCTAGAGGTAGATCATCGGGGAAATTCAATATTGGTTTTTCATCCACATAGATACTCTGGCCTGACACCCTCACTGATACATGAGATTCAGGTTCTGGAGCAGGGAGCTGTTTGGGGGCTTCTTCGTAAGCCCAATCGCGAAACTTGCGGATTGGATCATTGACGACACGCTTGAATACTTCGGACTCTTGTCCTGGATGATTTTCCAAGGCAGCTCGGATGTATCGCAGTTTATGAGCATTCCCTTCAGGATTGAAATTTACTTTTTGGAGCTCGTTGAAATAATCAATGAAGACTTCTCCGATAATCTTTGCATCGCTCAAGGTTTGTGGCGGCATGCCAGCGAGATCGGCAAGACTTAGCGCATAGGTAAGATAAGATTTATGCCCAGCTTCCGAATAGAGGTTTTCGCGATCAATTATGACACATGCGACGCCGATGAGCAGAATAGATGATTTCATTCTGTTTGATGAGACCTTGACTACTGATTCGATTGATTCCCTCTTTTGAGATCGTAGGGCTTCTATTATCTCGGTAGTAGTGACATTCTCGCCGTAGAGGTTTTGTAGATATTTGAGATGGTACTTATCTCGAACAGGGAAACTTGCATCATATACATTCTGTATAACTGGCACTTCCTTGGGCATCTTGATTCCTCCATCATCGTGATTTTATCGTGATTTTATTTTCGAGAATCTATCGAGAAACAAAAAAATCGTCCTTAAAGCCGTCATGATATGACAAATTATACCATTCAATGCGAATTTTGCAAGGAGACAATGATAAATCATTGCTTATTTGCAGTATTTCCTGCCCTTTTAAGGCGTGGGTCCCCAGTTCGATCCTGGGGCGGCTCAAAAGATAAGATATTCCATAATAAAGAAATAGCCACTCAAAGAGAGTGGCTATTTTGTTTTATGGCGCTATGTGACAATCTATTGACAATTTATATCTTGACGGAATCAGGAAACGGTGTATAAAAGAATGGTATGGGACGCAATCAATTACCATACTCACTGAAACGAAGGCCAGGATCTGGAATTTTCCGCTATCGATTGCCTGGGATGAAGAATTATGTATCAACAGGGACCAGAAACGAAGCAGCCGCTAAGGCTGCCTTAAAGGAAGCACTTCGAAAGGAAGAGCTGGCAAAAGAAGGGCGAAATACTCTTCGACAGTATATTGAACCATTCTATGATTATGAACGCTGTCCACATATTCAGAGAATTGGTCAAAAGAGCATTTCAAAAAAATCAGCCAGGATAATAAGGTCATATATTAAAAACCATGTCCTCGCGGATCCCATAGCAGACATGACTATATATGAAATAAAGACACGCGACATTACGGCATTCCGTGCCAGGTTGCAAAAGAAAATGGTCATGTCGCAACCGAAGAAGGACAAGAATAGGAATGAAATTCCACCCGTTCCCATTCGCCCGCTTTCGTCGGGGACTATCGACAAAATCATGAATGCAGTGAAAACAGTTTTTGGGGAAGCTGTAATAAATCGGGATATCCCCTATAACCCATGCGTCGGGATTGTGAGACTTGGCTCGAATTATGACAATCCAAGAGGCGCTTTTTCGATAGATGAGCTTAGAATTCTTTTACGACAGGAGAATTGGAATAACACAGAGGCGTGGAATTGTTTTCGCCTGGTGGCCGTTACCGGAATGAGATGTGGCGAAGTTCTTGCCCTCCCTTGGGGATGCGTAAGCGAACAGGAACTGGCTATCGTCAATAACTGGAAAGATATCGCAGAAAAGGGAGAGCCAAAGGGGAACAAGCCAAGAACGGTCCCTATAAGTAGGTCGGCTTGGTGCATTATCAGCGAGCACAAGGCTACCAGAAACACAATGCTCGACGATGATGACCTGATCTTCTGTGACCCAGAAACTGGCAGGCGCCATAGCGCTCAATGGTGGAAAAAGAACTTCGATAGCGCCATGAAAAAGTCAAAGCTTCCCCTTTATGATTCAGATGGCCATAAGCGAACCCCGCACAGTTTACGGCACACCCTTAACACGCTCTTGCTTATGCAAGGAGCAAGTCCTATTATTATAAGAGAATATCTTGGATGGAGCGAGGATAGCAATAAATTGACGAAGGTTCAGAGAGGCTATACTCACTTCTCTGTCACCGACATGAAAGGTCTTGTTGATACTATCGACAGAGTATTCGAGCCAATAATCAAAAAGGACGCAGAAAAATGAAAAGGTTTGTTCTTGCCGTTTTTATACTGCCAATTTTATTGGCTAGTTGCGCGTCAACAAATGAGAAAGAAAATTCAAATGCTCAACCTTATGATTCTACTTATATTGAGTTCGACAATTACCTACCCTCTAGTATTAAGCATATTGTAGATGCAAACATTTTTGCCAATATCATTGCCAATGAGCCTGTAAGATTTCCAACCTATCTTTCAATCGAAATATCGGGAGATAGAATAATTTCCATGGTAATCTTCGATATCGAGGGAGCAGATACCAGCGCTATCTGTTATGGTGATATTCTCTCTCTTGGAGCGGTCGAAAGATATATGAACTATCTCAATCAATGGATCTTTGCAAAGAGCGCTGAGTGGGATACGAATCTCTCTGCTGCCATGGCAAATCGCTACTATCTTTACATAGTGGAATTTCAGCGTGGAAATATGATGCTTCAAATTCAGGGTAAATATGCCGGTGGATATACCGGGTCACATAAGATATTGATACAGAATCCCCTATACATAAAAATGCCAGGGAAAGAAGCCATAGAGCTTAGGACAAGAATAAATAGGAGCGCGAATGGCATACACTATGTCGACCTCGATCCTTGCTATGATCCGATAACGATGAAGTATTACCCAACCTATTTTGTCTATAAGCTTTTCGATAGACATGATGTATTAGAAAATATTCCGATTGAATGAAAGAGGTGATAGTATGAAAAGAAAGGTATTGATCGGGCTTGTTGTTGCGTTGGCGTTCCTTGGTGTACGTAGCCTCAATGCACAGAGCGGCTACAAGGACTATATATGGGGGATGACTGTTGAACAAGTAAAGGAAAAATGTCCTACGTTAAAGTATGATGATCATGCCTATTTTAATACTCCGCGATTTGCATTTTATTATCTTTACAGAGATGAAATAAAACCAGAGGAACGATCTAGCCCGTTGTCATATGAGGAAAGAGAAATTACAGCATATTATGCTGGCTATACTCAAGGCCAGTCAATTTCTGCTTCTATAAATGAATTCTATTTCGTGGATAGTAAGCTTATTGCTGTTGAATTAACTTTTGCAGGCGAGCCTATACTGGAAGAACTGGAAAGACAATATGGCAAAGTACAGCCAATCCATCATGTTGAGGGGATAATGTTCTGGGATGCTGCGGCATGGCGTGACCGCAAACAGCGCTATATTGTTTGGGTCACAAGTAATTATGCTTTAGAATATGTGACATATATAGATGAAGAATGGCTTACTCCATTATTGGACAAAGCAATAGCGGATTATCGGCAAGAAAGAGAAGGAGCAAGATCAATGCTAGACTTTTAGGGTAATGTCATAAATCTATAGTAAATCTCGTTTATCCTCTCAATAATACAGCCAGGCGTTTCATCGCCTGGCTTTTTTTATGCCCTTTGCATTGAAATTCCTTTTAGGTCATAGTAAGGAATATGGTCGGACTATTGCGACCTCGTGCAAATGTGATGGTAGGGTCTTCGATGAAAGATTAAATCTTATTACTTTCAATATGGATGCGCATGTATCCAACCGTACACTTTGCCTACTACCTCTACGGTCTGACCGTCAGCCGATTCGATGCGGTCGGGATACCGAGGGTTCTCAGACATAATTCTTATCTTTCTGTTGATAGGATCAAACTCGACACGTTTCACATAGAGATCGTCCATAATTCTAATGACATAGATTCCATCTCCGTGTATCTCGCCTGGTATAAAGACGACAATATCTCCATCAAAAAGCTGGATGCCTGTCATCGAGTCTCCGCGCACCTCTACTGCTCTTGCGCGAGAGGGATGGATACCTCGGAGCATACGTTTAAGGAAAGGAATTTTACCGATAATTGAGCTGTCTGCGAGTGCCTGTTGCCCATTGCCTGCTGCAATTTTTTGGGAAAAGACGGGGACAGGCACAACATCGAAATAATCAATCTCCTCTGACTCTCCACGCTGATTGCGGATCTCGATCGCAAGCTCGTTGGGATTCTTGAAAATTTTTTTGGCATTAGAAAATCCATAAGCTTCTTTTGCTAATAGATGAATACTTTCATAGAAACTATTAGAGATTTGTGGACTTAGCATCTCTAAATCATCTATTATGTTTTTCCATTTCTTAGCCCTAATTAGAAATGAATAATCTTCTTTCGATATATAGCGTGGCTCCTCTCCAGTAATAAGATATTCGACAGATGTATTTAGCGATTTGGCTATATTGTAGGCTTTTTCTGCATCTGGAATAGTCTCTCTTTGTGACCATCTTCTAAAAGAATCAGCTCTTACTCCAATCTGGTTTGCAATCCACTCCATTGTAGTATTTGATTCTTTAATTTTCTCTTTAACACGCTTCCAAAAATCATTCATATATAGATTATCGGAAATAAAAAGTGGCAAAATTGCAATTTATGTATTGACAATGTGGCAATATTGCCTTATTATACAATCATGAGCAAGGCAAAATTGCAACAAAAATCAAACTCGTCGTGGATAAATCTCAAAATTCCCTTTAGTGAAAGCGAAGTGCAGACTTTCAGAGCCTTTTTAAAAAGCACTGGCCGCTCAGCTGGCCCATGGGCTCGGATCGTAATTCTAAAAGCAATTAAAGAAGAAATTGGAGAGAAATCCTATGACAATCGAGATTGAAACGGAGGCCCTGCAGGCGCTCTTCAATGCCCTCGGCAAGAATCATGACAAATGGTGGTTCTCGATCGAAGACTGCGCGCTCGCATGGGGATTCGAGCGCAGCTATTTCTATCGCAGGAGATACCTACTGCCGAATTTCGGGGTCTTTGACGACCCCGAGCATCGGGCTTTCAGCCGAGAGTCATTCCTAAAGTGGGTTGTAGTGCCGTTAAGGCAACATGCCCATGATTGGGCTTCTCTGTCTGCGGATGAACGAAGACAGATAGAGAAGCGCCAAAAAATTCATGGAGTGACAGTCAAATGAATCCACTTCAGTGTCCCTCCTGCCATTACACATTTAATCTCGATGGGAAAGAGATTTCCTGGTCAAAAGGACGTTATTCCTGCCATTGCCCAAATTGTGGCATTGGCATTTCTCTTATTCGCCCTGCTCATCTCAAGCATGGCAAGATCCACATGTCAAAAAAGGAGCGTCTACGGATTAGACGAGAAGAGAAAGTTCCTAAGGTGTAAAGTCCGCTGTAAAGCGGTTTCCTTGCGGTTCACGGTGTTTCGGCCCGGAGCTGCAAGGTTTCTTAGCTTGCCAAAAAGGAGGCAATGTATGATCAGAAAAATCGTGGCATGGATCAAGAAAATGGATAGGCGATGTTTCGATTTTGCAAGCCTTCCTGCCGCGTGGCAACGCAGATTCCCTAGCAGAAAAATAAGACTGATAGGCCAGCAAGAGGCGCTTCAGCTCTATGATCTCGTTGGCCCACGACTTGTATGGGCGCGCGTTGGATTCGAATACAAAATCATATGGATCGGCAATATGGACGCCCAGGTTATTCCGTATGGCGCCGATCCATCAACAGTCAAAAAGGTGAGCTTTCAAGATTTTTTGACATGGTACGGGCTCAGAATAGAGGAGCTCTGCTATGGATGCTGAGCCAACGATCAAGCTGGAAGGAGAAACTTTCGAGGCTCTCGCAGACACACGACAGCTCACTCATGACGAGTGGCTTGTGTTACGTCGTACTGGTCTTGGGGGCAGCGATGCGGGCGCCGTTATGAATATGAACCCGTATTCGAGCGCCTTCATGATTGCGCTTGATAAGCAGGGCAAGGCTCCACCGAAAGCAGAAACCGCCGCGATGAAACACGGCAGGCGAATGGAGCCAGTCATCCGTAGAGAGTTCCCTTCTATATTTTCAGAAGAAACAGGTGTTACTCCAGAAACGTTCGCCTCGCCATGGATGTATCGATCGAAGATATATCCATGGATGATCGCGAATATTGATGGTGTGGTAAAAATGCCAGAAGGCGGTTTTGTCACACCAGACAATATCCATCTTGAAGGGATGGGGCTGCTTGAATGCAAAGCAACCTCGTCAGAAAAGGGTTGGGAAGACGACTCGGTGCCCGATATGTATTACTGCCAGGTGACGCACTACATGACAGTCCTTGGTATGCAATGGGCTATCGTTGCGGTTCTAATAGTAAACCGCATCGAGTATAGGATTGTCCCGCTTAACCTTGAATTCCAGACAAAACTAATCAATGCAGAACGAAACTTTTGGACTGATTTTATACAGAAGGGCGAGCTTCCTGCGCCCGCAGGGACAGAAGGAGAGGATGAATACCTTGAGACTCTGTACCCTTTTTCAGCCGACATTGTGAAATCATTGCCACCAGATATGGAAGCGCTGGGAGAGCGCTATCTCGAACTCACGGCAGAAGAGGCGCAAATTGCGGCTGAGAAAGAGCGCATTAAGGCGCAGTATAAGGCTGCTATTGGCGACGCAAAGGCTGGAGTTGCTGGCAGCATCGAGGCTGCATGGTTGCGCTTCAGTAAAAAACAATTCAATAAAGATCGCTTTAATAAAGATTATCCAGGCGTATACGAGAAATATTGCGAAGAAATCCAGACGAGTAGGTTCACGGTCAAAAGGAGGAAAGCATGAAGCTCATAGGGCTGTCCATAGAAGGCCTACGAAAGATCATGGCCGCCGAGCTTGATTTTGACGGCCAAAACCTTGTGCAGATACGAGGTCAGAATGGCGCAGGGAAGTCAACAGTCATTGATGCAATAAAATATTTGCTTAAAGGCAGTAGAGACATTCCTGAGAACGTAGTCAACCATGATTCTCCCGAAGCTGTCATTATAGGCCGCATCAACGATTACATCGTTCGACGAGTGATCAAGAGCGATGGAAGGACCGCGCTCGCCATCGAGAAGGATGGCGGAAAGATAGCACGTCCACAAGAATTCCTGGACGCCATCTCTGGTCAATTTCTCGATCCAGAGTATTTCATGACCCTTCCGCCTGCTGAAAAGCGCTCAATGATTGTCAACATGTCGGGCCTTGATTTTACCGGTATCGATGCAGCGATCGCGTCCGCAGAGCAAGAGAGGCTCATTAAAGGACGCGAGCTTAAGGCGATAGGTGTTCCCCAAGAAGTGCCATTTGCAGAGCCTGTATCGATATCAGAACTACTCGCGGAAAGACAAAAGATTCAGACTTTCAATGAAGCACAAAAGAAGGCAGAACAGGTATATAGCTCCTTTTTTGATTCTCTGATCCAAGAGGTATGCGGGCAGTTTAATGGTGCGATATCTATCGATGAGATGGAGTCTGCACTCGCTCAAGGGAAAGTGGTAATCGACAAAGCGAAAGCTAAGATCCCTCCGAAGCCTCAACCGCTTATGAGCTTCGACGAGATAGATCGAAAAATTGCAAATGCAGAAGCAGAAAACGAAAAAGCAAGGAGATATCAGGCCTACCAAGAGCAGCTCAAACTGAGGCAACAAAAAGAGAAAGAATATGAGGCTGCGCAAGCTGAGGTTGAGCGACTGCGACAGGAAAAAAGCGAAATGATGAACAACGCTCGCGTACCGATAAGAGGACTCAAGATTACCGAGACTGGCCTTGAGTACAAGGGCTCGTCCTGCGAGAACTGGTCGACCTCTGAGAGCCTCAAGATAGCGCTCATGCTTGCGGTCGCGTATTCGGGCGAGCTTAAAACTATCTACATAAAACGCGGTGAGTCATTTGACAGCGCATCGCTGGCCGCGATAAAGGCATTCGCCGAACAGCACGACGTCCAGGTCATTATAGAAATTGTCGACGATCGTTATGACAAAGCGGATGATGGGATTATTTGGCTAGAAGAGGGCCAGGTTGTCCATGCGAAGGAGCCCCTATGAAGCTCGCATGGATTGACACAGAGGCTACGGGGCTTGATCCCATAAAAAACGGCCTTATCCAAGTGGCCTTTCTTATCGAGATAGATGGACAGGTGACTCGGGCGGATTATCGCATCAATCCAGTTGGCAGAGAGATTGACCCGCAGGCAATGGAGACAAACGGGATTTCTCCCGAGCAGCTCGCTGCCTATCCATCAGCCATAGTCGCTAAAAATGAGATAGAAAAGTTTTTAGGGCAATTCGTCGACAAGTATGACAGACAGGATAAGTTTATCCCTGCTGGCTACAACGTTGATTTTGATTTGTCCTTCCTAGAGCAGCTATGGCTTGATTGTGGGGACAAGTATTTCTACTCATGGTTTGAACGCGTACCGCTCGACATTTACCGCAACCATAGGTTGCTCGAATGGCTGGGAGTAGCAGAGAAGCCAGAGAATCGGAAGCTCGAGACGCTCGCACGCATGTATGGCATTGAGCCAGTCAACAATCACGACGCTGCGTGCGATATCGAGATGACTTATAAAATCGCGGAAATAATCCGTGAGAAATTTGCCCAAAGGAGGACAGTATGAAATCAAATGGACAGGACGCAGGCGCCGTAACCATGCAAGCGCCAAAAGAGACATTGAAGCAGTTCCTTGTGCGCAACAAGGCCTCATTTGAGGCTGCGTTGCCGAAAGGGACAATCAACGTTGAGCGGTTTATTGCCGCTGCTGCCATGGAGATCAGTAATAACCCTACTCTTATGGCGTGTGATCGCGGATCGATCGTCATGGCACTCGGGCAGGCTGCGCGCTATGGCCTCGAGGTAGGATCGCTACTCGGGCAGGCGTGGCTCATCCCTTACAACGAGACACGCTTAATCAATGGTCAGCCGACGAAGGTAATGACCTGTCATTTCCAGCTCGGCTATAAAGGACTTATCGTTCTGGCTCGGAGATCACAGACTATTAAGACAATCTGTGCGGAAATCGTTTATTCAAACGATTATGTCGAGGTCGAGCTCGGGATGAATAGGCATATCACGCACAAGGTTGACATTAGGAAAGATCGTGGAGAGCCAATCGCATACTACTGTATCGTTGAATTGCAAAATGGCGGTGTGCAGTTTGAGGTAATGACTAAGGCTGAAGCAGAGAAGCATCGTGATCGCTATAGCAAAGCGCATCAAAAAACGAAGCCAGGAGAAGAGTCAATCTGGGACAAAAATTTCGACGAGATGGCTCTGAAGACAGTCGTTATCAAAACACTCAAGCTTTGCCCGATCAGCATCGAAGCTCTCGAAGCAGTATCCAGAGCAGAGCGCGAGGAAATAGACGTCGGCAATGAGGAATATACACTCGGAATTAGCGAAGATGCTCATCATAGTGAAGAGGTCGCTATTGATTATGGTAAGGTATCTCAACCGCAACAAATAACGCAGCCTACTACTATAAAGGCTCCGTCTCAACCAATACCGCAAGCGACAGTGAAAGTTGAGGCAGCTCGAATTGAACCAGAGCCTACAGCATCAGATGTGCCAGAGGATCTTGATATTTTCTGAGGCAAACCGTGAAAGTAACAGGGCCCTGCAAGACAGTTTGGATCGAAGAAAAGCATGTAGCGTGGATACGTCCCAACCACGAGGACGAGCAAGCCTTTGTGAAAGTCTTTGAGGCGATAGCAAAAAGACGCGAAAAGACTGGCTCCAACGTCTATCCGATAGTCACGATCCACCTACCCGAGCGCGAGAGAACATACAAACAGAACGACACGCTCTGGGCCCTGATCACAATCATTTTTGAATCGATGAACGGGCGAAAGCCGACACAGGCTGAAAAGTATGATCTCTATCTGGATATCCTCGAGGAATACGCGGATAGGGTGCCGACTAGGTTTGCACACAAATTAAGGCCTATACACATATCCGAGAGCGATGTTGTACATGCAGCGAAGCTTATCCAAGCATGCTTCGATATCATCGTTGATTACTGCGATCTCACTATAGATCAGCAAGCAGACGTCCGTAAACTGTTTTACCAATGGCATGAGTGGCGAGGAACACTCGATAGAGATCCATTAGATTTCCGAGAAGACGATGATGAAGTGTCAGAAGCCGAGTGGTGGGCGAACCACAAGGTATCTGATGCGTCAGGAATCGGAGGGCGACTAGAAAAGGCACATATTGTCTCGAGAGGCGCCGCTCCACTCGCCATCGACAAGCCTTTCAATTGGCTTGCGCTAACTCCCGAGGAGCATCGAGAACAGCATCAAAAAGGCTGGGAAGAGTTCTTGCAGAAATATCCACATCTTCAGGGCAGAGTAGAACGGGCAAAAAAACTGGTAGCAGATTTCTTAATTATACAAAAGGCTAAATAAAATGGCGACCAATAGGTATATATCAACTGGCTTTTGGGATGATGAGTGGGTACAAACACTAAATCCCGATGAAAAGCTAATGTATTTATATTTATTAACAAACACCCTTACCAATATTGCAGGGGTTTACAAAATAACTATCCGAAGAATTGTATTTGATGTGGGCCTCGATGAAGCTCGTGTTAGTGAGATATTAGAAAAATTCCAAAAAGATAAGAAGGCTTATTATTATAATGGATACATAATTCTTCCAGCATGGCCACAACACCAAAAGGCCGATACAAGATCGAAAATTAAAGATGGAATTGACGCTATCCTTAAAGAATTACCTAAAAATATCATCTCCTATATGGTATCCATAGGATATAGATATCATATCGATGGTTATGCATATGAGTCGAACTATTCTGATTCTGATTCTGATTCTGATTCTGATTTAAATAATAGTGGCGCTACAACAGCGCCATCCACGCAAAAGGAGTCTTTAGTTGAATCTTTACCAAATCTCTCTAGTGAAGATACAAATGACCAAGAAAAAGAAAGAGAGACAGAGACAGAAGAAGAGGGATTGGGAATGGAAGAAGGGGATGAAAAAAAATCTGCTGTCATAAAAATAGATCATAACTCCCAAGAGTTTATGCTCGCAAATTTACTCTACAGTCTGCACAAGGGAATAGTCGACCAAAAATTCAACGTCTCTGATGCGAGGATTGAAACATGGGCAAAGGACATTGAGAGGCTACATAGGATCGATGGGAGAGACTGGCAGGAAATAGAGCATGTTATTCGCTGGGCGAAGAATGACAGTTTCTGGGCATCGAATATAATATCAGGCAAAAAACTGCGTGAAAAATTCCCGACACTTATCGCGCAGATGAACCGTAAGACTATCTCCGTACATTCTGGAGTAGCGCCTCCAAAAGTTTTTTCTCGCACTGAATTTTTGGACATACAGGAGGGCTAGCATGCAGGTAAGATGTGAAAAGCATGGGGTTGTTTATGATAACGAGCTTAAAATTGGTTCTCTCTCAATTATGCGACAATGCCCACAGTGCCTAGAAGAAATAGACAGCGAAGAGAAACAAAAAGATGAGGAGAGGCGAAAAGAAGGCGAACTGGCAAAATATGCTGCAATGAACATTGAGCCGATGTTTTATAACGCGACGCTGGAGAACTTTGTAGCCAATACACCAGAACTAAAAAGAGCCGTTGAACTTGTGCGCAAGCTTATATCAAGAGAAATCCAGCAGATTATTATGATCGGGAAAAACGGCACTGGGAAAACGCACCTTGCTGTTGCGGCTGTCAAACTGTTAGGGGGCCGTATCTATTCGATGTACGAGATAGCGACAAGGATTCGCGCGACCTACACACAGCGGGCGCACGAGGATGAGCTTAACGTCGTCGATGAGCTTGCAAGACTGCCACTACTTGCGATCGATGAGCTTGGTCGTACTAAGGGCAGCGATGCCGAGACAAACTGGCTATCATACATAATCGACAAGCGTCATGCAAGAATGCTACCGACCATCATTATTAGCAATAAGCATTTACGTAAGGATTGTCCAGTAAATGGATGCGACAGCTGCCTTGAGAACTATATCTCTGAAGACATTATGTCGCGCCTTACAGAGAATGGTGTGCTAATTAAATTCACTGGCGAAGACTGGAGAAAGGCAGGCAATAAATTAAGCAGGAAATAGCAAAGGAGCGGGCAATGTTGTATGCAGCTGTTGGATTTATTGGGTTTATTTTTGGTTTTGCGCTTGCAGCGCTATTAAACATTGCACATGAGCAAAACGATGAGAGCGTTAAAAGAGAGGACGAAATAAAATGAAGCAGGAGCAAAGCAGAAAATGCCCAGTTTGCAGTGCAAACTTTGAAAAACTAAAAGTCTTAGAGAGAAAAATAGGAAGCAGAGAATGACTTACATGAAAGAAGGCGATATATGGCACATTCTGCGATCAACGCATCCTGCACGTGCGTACTGTGGGAAAACATGGCGTCTCGATGATGAAGAAACAGATGATGAGCCTGACAGATCGAAAATATGTAGGGCGTGTAGGTTGGAAGCCATAAAGGCTGGATTGAAGATCAAGTAAGGAGGTTCGGGATGATCGGCGGAGATTTGCCTGATAGGCCTTTTCCTCCAGGGTTTTTCGACGATGCGGAGGACGAGGAGATAATAAACCAGCGAGAAATCGATGAAGAAAACTTATGGGAGGAGCGTCAATGGCAAAGAGAAAGGCAAAAAGAAAGAGAGGAGAATCATGGCGGTAAAACTGACCGAGGATGAAAAAGACGTGCTGAATTTCTGCATAAGGCAAAAAAAGAGAATGGGACATATGCCTAGCTCGACCGATGTCGCCTTTGTGTTTGGAATCACAATGCATCAAGCGCAGAAGGCTTTGCAGTCACTCTACGGTAAAGGATGCATCGAGCAAGACGCGCACGAAAAACATGATACCTTGCTCTGCGCGAAAGGAGCGAAGCCATGAAAAAGGCTCTACATTAAATACGTGTGGAAATGGTAAAGGTGTAAGCCATGTTTAGTGAGAAAACCACTTGGAAAGAGCGAGCCACCTTCGGCGAGAAAACCAGTGTACGCGAGCGAGCCAAAAAAAATGAGAAAACCATAATGTGAGAGCGAGTCAACATAGGGGAGAAAACCAACATGCTTGAGCGAGCCATGGTAAATAAGAAAACCAAGAGTTACGAAGCGCATATTGCGGTTGGCGGCTACCGCACATCTTTAGTGCCGCTGGTTAAATAAGCGCGATGCAGCGCTTGGGGCTACCATGTGGGCAGGTCCTACCTCCTTTCCTGCGGTGGTCCAATTCCACCTAGCCCCAGATGAAAGTGATCACTATTATCATTTCGTGCTGTCTCTTCTCTGTTTTGATGCTGTCATCGTCAAGACCACAAGATGAAAAAGTCGCGTTGCCAAAGAAGGATAAAACAATTTATGAAATCGCGGAGGAAATTACTGGTGCTCCATCTCATATCCTGCGTGGAATAGCTATTACAGAATCGGGAGAAGATGATACCGCTATTGGTGATGATGGAATAAGTAAGGGAAGGATGCAATTGAATGAGAGCTATCATGCCGAACGTGCTAAAAAGTACGGTGAATACGATCCCTTTGATCCTTTAGAGTCGGCTATAATTGCGGGATATTTATACGTAGACAACCTAAAAAGGCTTGGAAGCTCAGATCTTGCCATTGCCGCTCATAGGCAAGGTGTTAATGGAGTAAGGAGGTATGGTGGAAGTAACTGGTACATTAAACGAGTGAAAGAGTATAGTGGATATTATGATAATAAAAACGAATAGAAAAGAGTTATTACAGGAGCTTGTATGCGATCTCCAATAGTATGGTTTGGCGGGAAAGG